AGAAGGAGAAAATTTTATCAAAATGGAAGAATTAACAGACGAACAAAAAATGATGATAAAAATTCTACACGAACATGGAACTGAAATAAAATTTTCAAAACAATAATTTAATTAAACATAACGGTTGGGTATAAGCGTAGTGCTTACAAATAGTTAAATTTGAAAACGAAAACTTAAAATATATGAAAAACTTTATTAAATGGATAAAAGCATTACGCTTATACTTTGTTAGCGGTAGTGCTTGGGAAAAAGAACTTGTTGGTAAGAACATACATAGTGTTTTTACTTGGTGTAAGGATTGTGGAATGGAAGGGTGTAATATACCTTTTAATGATGAATGTGGTAATTGTGGAAGTAAAAACACGGTACGATATTATGATAAGAAAACTATTGACTTGTTGTTTTAGCATTACCGCTAACGTTTTCGGGCTTTGTGTCCGTTGGCGAATTAAACCACAAATGTTAAATTAAAAAACAAAACTTGATATGAGTACAAATGATAAATTGAAAAACGAAACCGCCAATGGCACAAAACCCGTGTTAGCGGATAGTTTTTTATCCGTTTTCTTGGATTACGAAATTAGAAGTAGTTGGTGGGCTTCTTGTATTGGTTGGGATTGGGGGCAAGAACTTTCAGGAAAATACTTTGCTTGGAAAACGAGCAGAAAGTATGCAAGGTATAAACAGTCAAAGGTGTGGGAGCAACGGATAAAGAATTTCCGCTAACGTAAAAGTATTGCTGTCAGTAGCGGCAATCGAAGAACTAAAGTTGAATAACAGATAAAAGTTTAATATATGCACGAAGATGAAATTAATGACTTCAAGCCGCTATTGCAGCAATACAGTGTTAGCGGTAGTGTTTTGAAGGTCAAACTGCACGAATACGGATATAGCTGTGGTGATGGATGTTGCTATAATTACGGAACAATTACAACCGTTAATGATATTGAATTGCCTTGTCATAACCAAGATGCTGAAACAATACTTAGGCAAGTATTAGAGCATTTGGGTTATAAGGTTGAAATTGATTATAGTGATGATGTCGAGTAACATTACCGCTAACTCTTATATATACGCACCACAATATAATCAATTAATAATCAATAAGTTATAAATGCAAGTTCTTAAAAATTTTCAAGAAAAATTAAGATATAAAAACTATTCTCAGAGTAGTATAAATTTATATACATCATATTTAAAAAATTTTATTGAATATGGTGGGATAAAAGACCCATACCAAATTAGAACACAACAAATAGTATCGTTTCTTGAAAAATATCCTTACACATCATGCAGCCAACAAAACCAATATATAGGTGCTCTAAAACTTTTTGCTAAATATATTTTAAATAAAAAAGATATACACTTAACGAAAATAGAGAGACCAAAATCAGAAAAGAAATTACCCAGAGTGATTGATGGTGAGTTTATAAAACAAAAACTAAATCAAATTGAAAATCTTAAACACAAAGCAATTCTTACCCTAACTTATTCAGTTGGATTAAGAGTATCTGAAATTGTTAACCTAAAAATTGAAGATATTGATTCAAAAAGAATGCTTATTCATATCAAAAATGCAAAAGGTAGAAAAGACAGAATAGTTCCTCTTTCGCCAAATGTACTTAATCTGTTAAGAGATTATTTCAAAGAATATAAACCAATTGAATACCTCTTTAATGGTCAATTTACAAACCAATATTCAATAGGTAGCTGCCAGAAAATATATAAGAAATATATTGACAATACATCATCAATCCATACCTTGCGACATTCATCATTTACTAACTTATTAGAAAGCGGAACTGATTTACGAATAATACAAAAGATTGCAGGACATTCATCATCGAAAACTACTGAGATATATACTCATGTATCTAATCAATTATTATCTTCTGTTAATTTACCTATTTAATAGGCAGAATTTCCAAATTATATACAGGGTGAATCTCAGTCCAGTTATGTCTTTTGTCATAAACAAATGCACCAGTAACTATAACTTTATCCCCCTTCTTAGGTACTAGAATAGGATTGTCAAACATATGGCAGATAGGAAATATTGTACTATGTCCACAAACTATCTCTGCTACTAAGCATGAATCTTGTTTGGTGTAATTTTTATTAACTAAATATACCTTTTGAGAACTAACCGAATCTAACTTTAATTTTATATGAATATCACCATCAAATGAATTTTCAATATGATGTATAACACCAGACACAGTTATATTATGATTAATTACATGAAGTCTTTTATTGTCATATACCTTTTGCCATAACCTAAATTGATGTGTTGTTAACGAATCAGTATTTGTATTGAATGCTAGGAGAAATGATAGAAGTAATGGTGACATAAAATAGGTTATACAGATAAGTATAAATAGTAAAAACTTTATGTTCAAAAATATTAAAAATTTATTGGTAATTTAATCTTTATTTCTTATATTAATGTATTAATAGAGCAGAAACTATTTAATAAACGGGAGTAACTGAAAATCCTTAAGAGTAGGACAAATAAAATCGTATGAAATATTACTTAAAAGCATTACAAAATTATGCAAACTTCGATGGCAGAGCTACCAGATCTGAATATTGGTACTTTGTATTATTTAACTTTTTAATAGCGTTTGCTGTTGGGTTCGTAACAGCAATCATAGGTCTACCAGCATTGTCTACATTGTATACGCTTGGTCTACTAGTTCCAGGATATGCAGTAGCAATTAGAAGAATCCATGATACAGGTAAAAGTGGTTGGTTTGTATTAATACCAATATATAACTTTGTATTATTGGTTTCAAAAGGGCAAGATGTCGAGAATAAGTTCGGCCCTGTCCCTACAGCAGAATAATATTAGTTTTTGATAAGTTAAGCCTCCGTAAATCGGGGGCTTTTCTTACTATCATATATAATATTTCTACTATATCTTAAAATTTCTTAAAATTTGAGCTAAAATTTGGTTTTTTGATACAATTTACCTACATTTAAGTATATTAAAAGATAAAGATTATGAAACAAATGGTTAAAACTTTAAAAGAAACTTATTCTGAAACACCTAATGAGATTATAGGAGGTGTTGCAGTACTAATATTATGGACTGTTATATTATTTGCATCATTATACATATCTAGTATTATATGATAGATTCGAACTATCCAGATTGGACTCCTGAATTAGTACTGGAAGATATTTATCCTCCTATTATTCGCAGTAAAGATGAGTACTATAACTTTGTTGTATTAGGTGGTAAATGGTATGTTGCTCCTAAAAATGTAACTCTTGAAATGGTTCGTACACAATGGAAACATCCTTATAGAGATATTAACAGCACAACTACACTAGTACCCACTATAAAGAGTTTCGAGGTACTATCTAGTAATGGTAAGGACTATTATACCGTAACTATACAAGGCTCTTATAACTCTTGTACTTGCCCCGGGTTCGGGTTCAGAGGATATTGCAAACATGTTAAACAATTTTTACAAGAATAAATTTGGTTTCATCAATTATTTTACTTACATTTAAAATATGAAAATAGATAAAAACACAAAAATAATGCTTGAAATATATAGAAGAGCATTTGCTGCAAGTACACCAATTGGTGATTTTGATAAATTAATGTCTGAAGCTGAAATAAATGAATTTGGTCAAAAAACTATTCCATTTATGGATTATGAATTAGATGATGACATTGCTCAAAAAATAATCAATACAGTGCTTAAAGAATATAAAGTACCAAAACATAAACATCAAATGTTTTTTACTGCTTATTGGTTTGGATGTTCACCTAAACACAAAACAATATGAATAAATTTACTTTTTTAAAAGCATTCAATTCACCATTTAAAAGACCTAAACTAAATCTTTATATTGGTAAAATAGCAATTGGTACACCATATTTTTTTCCTCGTAAAACAGTTAAATCTAAAACTAAAGAAGGTTATTTAGAATTTGTACCTAAAAAAATAGGATTTGATTTTGTTGGTTTAGGTTATAAATTAAAATGGAATGATACAGATTATAGATTTGAATGGTCTCCAGTTTGGTCATTTGTATTTTTTAAATGGCAAATTGCTATAACATTTAATGTACCACAAGAACATCATTATTGGGAAGCTTGGTTATATTATCAAAAAAATACAGATACAACCAAATCTAAATTAGAAAGAATACGGCAATGTATGAACGAATTTTCATTGCTATATACAGTTAGTACAAACGGAAATAAAGAAACTATAGATTACTATACTAAAGTGTTAAAATCTGAATATTTAAAACAACAATTATGAAAATAAGAATAAATAACATAGAATTTAGAAAGTATAGGGCTACTAAAACAGAAGAGGTATTTTACGAAATAATCAAATGGCAAAATAATCCTCGATATGGTAAAGAAGAAGAATATAGAGCTGATGGATATGTAGATAGTTTTGGTGGGGATTTCTTACAAAAGAATGGAAGTAGCATACAAAAATCATTTTTTACATTGCCAGAAACTTGCTATATGATTGCTTCTGTACACAAATATAGTGAAGGTTGGTATTTAAAAAGTGTCGGTGAAAGACTATTAGAGTTAACACCTGAAGAATGGGATGATTTTCATCAAGTATATACATTAGGACAATCTAAATTAAATAAAATAAAATGAACAAATTAAAAGTAACGATGATGACACTAATGATGTGTTTTGTGACAATAACATTATTTGCACAACCAGATAGTGTTTATGTAATTAAAAGCTCAGATGCAATGAGTGGAAAAACACATGTATACGGAAGTAAAAACTTTATTGTTGCAAATGATACTAAAGAAAAAGGATTTATAGTTGACACTTATATTAATGATAATTTATCTATTCAAATGATAACTGTGGTTATGGTTGGTATTGGAAGCTGTAATGAAAATGATGAAATTATTATTCTATTTGAAAATGGTGAAAAAATAGTTAAAAAATCATGGAAATCCTTTAATTGTGATGGAGAAGCTTATTTTAATATTAATGAATTAGAAATGAAACTGCTAAGAACACTACCTATGTCTAAAATAAGAATGACTAATGGTAGAAGTTTTGATAGCTATACAGGAAATGTTATTGCTAAAGATAAAAGATATTTTATACAACTATTATATGCATTAGATAATAAGTTAATATTAGAAAAGAAAAATTAATAATATGGTAACTAGTAATAAACAAACAGCAATTGAGTGGTTAATTGAAAAAACAACAGAAAGTGGACATTTGTGGCTTACAGATAAACCATATAGTATGGATGAACTTAGTTTAATTATTGAAAAAGCTAAAGAAATGGAAAAAGAGCAGATAGTTAATGCTTGGATTGCGACTGATAATGAATTGCAAAGAATGGCTGCAGAACAATACTACAACGAAACCTTTAAATAAGAATAAGATGAAAAACATACATTTATTACCAACAGATAAACCAAGTAGGTTAGTTAAATTCTTTACTAATAAATATCATTTATGTAAAGAGATTTTACCAATACAAGATGAAGAAAGATATGTAAACATCTACATCACTTCTGATGAAGAGATTAAAAAAGGAGATTGGATTTATGGATTATTCAATGGGGGCGTAATTCTTAGAAGTGAATTCAATATACCAAAACATACTCAATATTACTTAGAGTTTGGTTTAAAAATCATCCTAACAACAGACCAAGACCTAATTGCCGATAGTGTACAAGCTATTGATAATGATTTTTTAGAATTTATAGTTAAGAATCCAAGTTGTGAGTGGGTTGAGGTTAAAAAAGAAGAAACTAATCCTGATTATAAAAGCAATTGGGAAAATAGATTTACTTACAAAATCCTCATTCCACAAGAAGAACCTAAACAAGAAACACTTGATTGTCCATTTGATTTTACAAGTAGGTGCACAATGGGAAGCTGTGATTGTAAACCTAAACAAGAAACACCTGAAAAAGCTGCTGAAAGAATACTTGAAGAAAATTATGCTTATAAAGATGACAGTGGTGATAGAGTGTATTATGATACTCAAGTAAAAGAATGTATTGTGAATGGTGCTAAATGGCAACAAGAAAGGATGTATAGTGAGGAAGAAGTTTTAGAAATATTATTAAAACATCAATCTGATTATAGAAGTGCTGTAAGAAATACATCCCCTTTAAATTGGAGTTTTGATATTAATAAATGGTTTGAAAAATCTAAAAAGAAATAATATGACAGCAAATGAGTTAAGAATTGGGAATTGGGTGAAATGGAATGGAGATGACCATCAAGAGATAGCTTTGGTCGCTTCAATTTGTAAAGAAGAAGTTGGATTTAGATGCGGAGATTTTGGACTTATTGAGAATATAGAAGGTATTTTATTAACAGAAGATTGGTTATATAAGTTTGGATTCCAAAATATAGATAAAGGTGATAATGATTATATTACATATACTGACCCAAATCATGATTATTATTTACAGATTGATGTTAGAAAAAAAGATAACAAATATCTTATATTAGATAATTCTTTTGATGATTTAAGAGCATTTTCAATGGTCGATATTGAATATGTCCACCAATTACAAAACTTATATTATGCATTAACAGGTGAAGAATTAACCTTTAAATCAGAATAATATGGAAGTAATTTATTTCCAACCACCAGGTATTAACAAAAAGTATTGTGAAGCTGGTATAATACACAAAAGCGACACTGAACATATTTGGTACTTAGATGAACCTTGTAAAATACTAATTAGTGAAGTGAAAATTATAGATAAGGAAAATGTATTTTATAATAAAAAAAGTAGGTCGCACGAAGTAAAAAAAACAAACGAACAATGAATACAGAAATTAAATATGATGGTAAAATTCCATGTAGACTTGACCACAATGGAGAATGTTTAATTTGTGATTGTTGGTTATCTGATTGTGCTTATGATAGATATTTGGAAAAGGATTATAAATGGGAAACTAAAGAAGAATTAGAAGAAATGTTTAAAGATTTTAATAATAAAACAAACGAACAATGAATACAGAATTTATACCATATGAACAAGCATTAACTTTAAAAGAATTAGGATTTGATAAACCTTGTTTTGGATATTGGAAATCTAAAAACTGGCTAATCCAAGAAAAAACAAGAACTGATGGATATACACACGCTGACCAAGAATGTCCTGCACCAATATACCAACAAGCATTTAAATGGTTTAGAGAGAAGTATAACCTATCAAGTTGGATATACAATAGTGATATGACTAAGTTCTTCTACACTATATTACAAAATGGAAGAATAGTAAAATCACACAATTCATCAACAACCTATGAAGAAGCAGAACTTGCTTGTTTAATTAAATTAATTGAAATAGTAAAAAAGAAATAAAATGACAATAGAAAAATGGTTATCAGATGTTTACCAAGATAGTTTAGTTGGTGGAAATAAGATTTGGAATAAAGAACAAGATGGGGGAAGTCAATTAGTTGCTGAATTAAGAGGTTGGGGTGCTTTATATAAAGAATTTGAAACGATGACAGAAGCAGAGCAATTTCAAGACCAAGTAGGCCAATTTATAGTACAAGCTATTAAAGAAAAAATTGAACGTGATTTTAAATCAGAATAATATGACTACAACATATAAGATACAGTATCTAGATAAAACTAAAGGATTCGGTACTACAGAAATGGTATTCTCTGACTATAGTATAGCAGCACAATGGGGCAAAACCAATCTAGAAAATTTCCATACCGATATGATTAAAGTATTGTTCGGGGCTATAACAAATTAGCATATATACCAAAAAACAATAACCTGCAGGTGCACTATTAATAAAACAAGTAATAACATACATAATATGATATTAAAAATAAAAGCAGCATTAATAACATTAGCAATAATGTCAGTAATAACATTACCTTTAATAGTAATAGAATTAGGATATATATTAGAAGCAATGTATCTATTATTGATAATAACTATTTCTTTAACAGTATATGAAATATATAACTTGGTACTAAAAGAGATAGACTCAGATAAGAATTAAATATACTTTATCGCTACCGCTGAATCGGAATTAAATCTTATAACTATTATTAGCCAAAGAAGGGAATGAGTATAGAGACATACGGTTGTAGAGTATTAATATAAGAATTGCTATACCGACCCTATAATTAATCCTATGAGGCTACTGAGGTTATTTAAGATAGTATAATGCGATAGCAGCAAAAAGGCAAGACCATTGGGGAACTTGTTCGAATAAGTTTTTGACTGTTTAACAGTAACTGTACAGTATTGAACTGCACTATATTTATTACTGTATAAAGACTAATAACAATTGCACAATTAAAAATTTTTACAGTACTAACAATTAAAGAAATAACTGAATAACTAGAATACTTTAAGTAAAGGGAATAACAGAATAACAGAATAACTGAATGCTAAATACAGATATCTTAACAATTAATAAATGACACAGTAATACTAATTGCAAATTGCTAAATTAAATAACTGTAATATAATATAGGTACAGTATACTAATTGAAAAGCGTGATTCAAAAATCCTCGGAGTGGAATGAGGTTGAACAAGTAAGGAGGCCACCAACACAAACAGTAAATTATTTACAGTACTATTATAATGTTATAGTATATCTATACATTGTTGATCAAATTTAATATCTGTAACAGTTTTTATTTTTGTACAGGTATTATTTCCATGTTTACTAGTACATATATAATATTATTTAATATGCTCCATCATATTATAATATTCTTTAATATCTTAAAAAGTATTAAAAGTTTACCAAAAGGTTGTTTATATGGGTTATTATCCTTACATTTAAGTATAAGGTTAGATAATAACCCATAAAGTTCTTTAATATAGTCAGGTGGCGGTATTGATATAGCCCGAAAGGACACTTCCCCACAGAGAGGGGGAACTTGGAAATATGATAACACCAAGTATCAACCGCCACTTTACCATAACGGTTGGCAATATATGTAGTTGCCATACGCAAAATTAAAAATTAGTATAAACCTTAATAGGCAATTACATATATTGCTTGTTAGCAATAGTAACATTATGAAAGACTTTAAATTAGAAGACTGCATTAAAAAATTAGAAACGCTTGAAAAGAGTGATAGAGTTGGTATGTTGTGGCAATGGACTAAACAAGGAAATATAAACTTAACACAGTTTAGAACTCTGCTCGGTTATTGTTGCTAACGTTTTGCGGCTTGGCGAAGGCTGCATGACTGAAAGTTTAAATTTCGCACAATGTTTCTGGCAGCTTTTGCCAAACCGCTGTTATGTGCTGGGCGGTTTATCAGCACTAAATTTAATTTGAAAACGATGAAAAGGTATCATTTAACATTTTTGCGTGACGGAAAATATGTAACGCAATTTGCAGAAGTAAGTTCTTTGGAAGCATTTATGGCTATCGAGATTGAACTTGGTAGGGAAATACATTTATTGTATAGCAGAGAACTATCTATTGATGAATGGGTACGTGTTAATGAACTAGGGTTATAGCCTTGCACATAACGTTTCTCAAATTGGCGTAGTGCGAAACTTAAAATAAAATATATGAAAGCAATAGAAAGACATAGACAAACTTGGCAAGGTAAAAGCGATGAATGGCTTTTTGAAAGACTTGATAATGAACTGAAACAGAAAGTTGATGAAATACATCGTTTGTTAGCAGAGAACGAAGCATTACGCCAATTTGATGTTATAAGGCGAAGCGAACTGTTGGTTGATTTTTCAGATAAGGTTGTTTGGAAAGACCACACAGTTCATATACACACAAAAGTTATTGAAGATTACTTAAAATCAACCAATAGCTTATAACGGCTGACGCTATACGAAGGCAGGGGTTAAGATGCACTCCCTTTCAGCCTTACACAAATGACAAATAGTAGCACGAACGCTCACTTTAGCAGTACGCCCCTGCTTTTGTATAGCGTATGTTATAGGGCGTTTATTTTACACAAAATGACTGATTACGAAGAAAAAGCAAGAGAAATAGTAATTAAGATGCAATTTCAAAAAGAACCATTGATGTTTGAGTCTGCTAAAATATGCGGATTGATAGCTGTTGATGAAATTCTAAAAAACATTGATGCAACTATTTTATACCATAAAGATTCAAAAGCATTACCTATTAATAAAGAATATTGGGAGCAAGTTCGGGTTGCTTTAAATGCCCTATAACTCTTATATATATGTACCTTAATCTAGATTGAGTCATAGTAATATTCTTATATACAATTTCTTAAATAATTAGATTGAATTTCTAGAGTATCATATTAAAATTTATTTAATATCTTAAAAAGTATTAAAAATCACCAGAAGATTCGTCTTTACGATAATAAGTACTTACATTTAAGTATAAGGTTAAATAATATGAAAACAATATTTAAAACTATGTCATACTTAGAAACGTCAGATTTAAAAAAAGGCAACACTTACCACATTAAGAATAATTATGCTACAAATCTTGATGATTTGTGGTTTAACAATGCAGTATTGTTAAATATTGAAGAAGATTGGGCTAATCCTACTATGTTGACTTTTAAATTAGAAAATGGTAAAGAAATAGTTATTGATGCTGATTTTGTATCAAAAACATCGGGTGAACATAAAAGCCAAAGAAGGTATCAAATAATAGCAAAAGCATGAGCAACACTAAAATAACATACGAAGATGAAAGATTTAAAACACATAAAACGTTTCAACGAAGCACAAGAAAACTTGAATATATCTGATGTTATGAACAGTGTTATTGCAGATTTAGAAAAATTGGTATCGAAATATAATAAAGCACAAAAAAATGCGGTGGATGATTTTGATGATAATGTGAACTATGGTAAAGTTAGAGCATTGAAAGAAGCAATAGAGGTTGTTAAGAAACATTGTTCATAACGTTAAATGTATGAAATGTAGGCGAATAGGAACTACTGCCTTATCCGCCTATACAAAACTAAATAGAAAGTAGAAATATTAATAACCGCACTGAACCGCCTATATTTTATACATATTGTTAGGCGTATGTGCTTTAATTCAAATGATTATGAAAACAGTATTTAAAACTATGGTAGGATTTTTCACAGCATTAATTATAATAGTATGTTTCATATTTGGTTGCAAATGGCTATCAGTTGACTATAACGACCTTAAATTTTTAGCGGGTTGGATTAGTTGCATGGGCTATAATATCGCAACAAAATTATATGACGAAGTGCATTCTTAGCATTACGCCTAACGTTTCGCAGCTAACCGAAGTTGGCGATTACGAAGCACAAAACTTTAACTTTAAAAATAAATTTGATATGAAAAACAAAACTTTAATAAACCATGAAAACGAAATGAAAGGACAATATGTAATCATAGACCTTAGAAATATGGACTTTATGAAAAATGAAAAAGGTGAGATAATTTATTACGATACCGAAGACGAGGCGTGTACGGTTTGTGGTATGTATGAGTTTGAAAATGCTTGGGTAATGAAATTAATATACAATCATATCGAAGCGGTAATGTAGCAATGGAGCATAACGTATCGGGGCTTTGCGTAGTAGCCCTTAGTATAAACTAAACTACAAAATCGACACTTGATAGGGCTATTACGAAAAACCCTTGTTATGTGTTGTTTTTATTCACAAATAATAATTTTAAAAATGGACTTAAATCAAAAATCATCAGCAGACCATATCATAGAACATTTATTAGCAATAGATGTAGATGGTGAAACTATGCAATATATTATTGAAAGCACAAATCTTAAATACCAAATGTTAAAACAACTTATTATGACTTCATCAGATTTTGATATAAATAACATATTAGAAGAAAGATTTATATCTTAAAAAGTATTAAAAAATGCACAAAAGGTTGTTTTTATGGATTATTATACCTATCTTTAAGTATATTAAAAGATAAAGAATATGACACAAAATTTGAACCAAATCGAGAAGCAAGTATTATTAGCATTATACCAGGAAACCTTAGGTTGTACTGGTGGAGAGTTTGGTTATATTGAGGACACAGATAGATGTGGATTGTCTAAACATCAGTTTGCAGGATATATTGGTCAATTAGCTAAAAAGGAATGTTTTGATTATATCGATAGCGAAACTCACGGTCAGTTCGCATTAAGGGATCATATTAAAGAAAGTTTTATATCTTAAAAAGTATTAAAAGTTACCAGAATATTTGGTATTACGGAATAAAGTCCTTATATTTAAGTATATTATTAATTAACAAATAAAAATTGACAAATGACAAAATCAACAATCTTTGGTACAACTAAAGGATATGATATCCAAGTAGGATCAGTATTTGAAACTGATAAACCATTAACCCTTTTTCCCAGAGCTGCTGGTAAAGACGAGCACGCAATTAAAGATGTAATTGGGTTTAAAGTAACTGCAGTTAATCCTGCAGGTAGACGATTTACTGCTGAGTTTTATAATGCTAATCGTGAGACAGTAAGTACTCGTAAGGTTTATAGAGAGTATGTAGAAGCAATGATAGATCAAATGTCACTTGAAGTAGGAACTATTCAACCAGTAGAGGTTGAGGCTACTGAAGTGGTGTCTGCATAAGATATAGAGTAAGGCCCGTATAAAGTGGTCGACTCTTTTAACAGATGTCGGTGAGTTAAACCGTCTTAAACAATCCGAAAGTGGGAATTGGTTGTGGATATTATGTTCCTGCATGGTGGTGTTTTCACTATATCTAAACATCTTTATAACCGGGTTGCAACCCATATAGAGCTCTGTGAAAAATATTAAATTAAAACCATTGGTTCTGCCGGGCCACTTTAACGTGCCTAAAGGCAAATTGCGAGGACCATTAACCGGTATATAAGCTGGGGTAGTGCAGTTGTGAAAATAAGCCTGACTGATCATTAGGTGCCACAGCTGCACAATTATTTTTAAACTAATTAACTAAACTATATGTCAGTACAGATATCTAAAAATTGGAATTATATCCCCAGAGCATCAGATTGGAACCCTTCTGCAGAGCGATGGAAAAAGAATGCTGATGAAAGAGTCGCAGTGGCTAACTTAAAGCATAAACTATTTAAAGCTTTACGTGATGCAGGCTATGACCCAAAAAAGCGAATGAACTTATCAGAACCATTCAAAGCTGTTATCTGGTAATATTATTATTGTTTTAACCGTAGGCGGTCCAGGCACATTAGTGTCGGGACTTTCCTATGTTAGATATCCCTTGTATGGGTATTAATGGGTCTGACCCTTATTTCCCTTGTTTGCATCAATTACGGAGGTGGTATTAAACTTTTTTATAATATCTTAAAATTTCTTAAAAGTTTCTCAAAAGGTTGGTTATTCGGTATATAATACCTATCTTTAAGTATAAGGTTAAATAATATGAAAACAATGACAATCAAAGTATTAAGCGAGCAAAGTGCTCACTCTACAGAAGACTTATTAAAATGCTATGCTGATGCTATCGAGAATGAGACAGGTATCGCACCTAAGAGTCTATTCCCCTTTCAATTCGAGAATTATGAGATATCATATGACTCAAAGCTTAATAAGACTCTTATATCACTGCATAACTTTTATGTACTGTATGAGGGAGATATGGGTACAGTAACTCTAGTTAACATGAATGACGAGAAAGGTTGGTTTTTTGCTTATTAATAGCATCATATAAGGCTTTTTCCTAATATCTTAAAAAGTCTTAAAAAATGACCAAACGGTTGTTTTAACCAGAAAAAGGTATTATATTTAAGTATAAGGTTAAATAATTAAAAATAAAACAAAAATGACAGAATTACAATTGACACCAGCAGAATTAGAAATGATAACCATTAAAAGAGAGCAAGAGGAATTAGCTAAAAAAGAGCAGCAATTGAAAAAACAATTAGAACTACAGTCTGAGATTGCTGCTGCTGAAAAAGATATCGCATCTTTAATAGCTGAAGATGACGCACAAATAGCAGCAGCTAAAGTATTCGGTCCCAAATTACCAGGTTGGAATTTTGAAATCAGAACTAGGCCTGCACAGAAAATGGTAAAGGATAGTTGGGAAGATGCAGATCCAATATGGTCTAAGACATTTGAAAGAAGAACTGCATTATATACTTATAAGACATTCAGTATTGAAGTATCAAAACATATAGTATACGATAAATGGTCAGGAGAAGATAAAGGATATAAAATGTCTCTTCTGGGTCCTGATGTAGATTATGCATATAGACGTAAAATGCTTATTAATCCAGCAACCATTATTAAAAAGGTAGAAGAGATTGAATCAGCTAAAAAAGCTAAAGAAGAAGCTAAAGCTAAACAGTTGACAGCTGTAGAGTCTACTATAGCAAAGCTTAAAGCTACATATAGCGATGCTTTTATAGTAGAAGGCATATCAGGATCTTATATCAATACTTATAATAGAAAAGATTGGATTAGCTATCCTACAGTTACAGTAACTCTTGCTAATGGAGTTAAAGTAGAGTATAGAATTTATCCAGATGGTAGCTTAGGTAGATTAGGAATCACTTTCCCTAACCAAAAGGATGCTTATAGTTTATTATCAGCATTGAATACACTATAATACATGAACTTAACTATACAGGAACAAGGGGATGCCAATAACTATTTCATTGTAGACACTGATACTGGTAAGTGGATAGCATCTATACAAATGAATGGAGAACTGACTACACCACAACAACTATCAGTACTGAGAAAGTGTACATCAGCAACTGATCTATATGATGCATTACATGTACTATTAGATTCAAGTACTGCACCAGAATGGAAACGAGCTATAGCAATGAAAGCACTTGAGAAAGCAGGTGTATAGTTAGGGTACCTAAGCATCAAGTTGCATTAGGGGTCTATTAGGGGGCAGTTAGGGTACCTAAGTAAAACTCTTTAGCCCCCTATCAAACCCTATAGCCCCCAAGAATAGGGTATAATAACCATATAATCGACGGTCCTAAAGGGGCTTGGGTCCTGCTATACCTGTATTCATATTGTACAATATTTTTTCTATGGGGGAAAAATCCTTAATGTACTACACTGTATACCCTGTTACTGGTTTACGTTTATATGTACTTTAATAGTGCCTTGCAGGCCCTAAATTCCCATATATGGTTTTTCATTAATATCTTAAAATTTCTTAAAAAATGACATTTCGGTTGGTATTATGGTATATTATACTTACATTTAAGTATATTAATTAAATAATAAAAAAAGACTACTATGAGTTCTGAAATTCGCTCTTTACTTAACCTTATTTTTAAGATGTGTATATATGGTATAACCATTTGTTTATTAGGGATATTTGTACGACCATTACTTAATCCTAATATACCGAGTGAAATTATATTTACTGTATTTGGTTCTATTGCTACTTGGTTGGCTGTGGGAGCTAGGATCGATTAATTAAAAACCAGAATTATGAAAATACTAAATGAACTATATCTTAAAAAGTATTAAAATTTTAGAAAAAGGTTGGTTTTTGAGCATTTAGTACTTATCTTTAAGTATAAGGTTAAAATAATAAAGAATATGAAAAAGACACAAAAATCTAAAATGGTCATAGTACCAATGGCACATCCAAAGTTCGGTATAGTATATCAATTGAATGAGGGTAACTCGGTATATGGGCAGTATGCTTCTCAAGCAGCAGCAGAAGTTGTTAAGCTAAAAGTGCTAAGACTACGTGAGGAGATTAAGATTATTGAGGCTACACAAAACACTCAATTAGAAGTAGAACTATAACATATTAACCATATTTCTAATATCTTAAAAAGTATTAAAATTTTAGAAAAAGGTTGGTATTACGATAATTTTTCCCTACATTTAAGTATAAGGTTAATTAATAAACAATAAAAAACAAAAAGTTATGGTGCCAAACGCATTAACAAAGAGCTCGGGGTCCTTAAGCAAAAAAGGGGACCAAATTATCGAAGGATTGATAGCTAAATATCCAAATGCTAACCCAAGAAGCTTAGCAGTTCTTATAAGCAATTCTTTAAAAGAAAACAGAATCCACGGATGCAGAGTGCGACCAGATGAAAAGCATGTACACGTATATGTAAAAGGTTCTGAATACGTTTACAGAATTTCTAAATAGAATTTGGTATTTTGAAATAATTTACTTAGATTTAATAATAACAATAAAACCTATATAACAATGACACAAGAAATTATTTGTACTGTAGTACAAGAAGGAAGATTCGTAAAAGCGTATGACGCTAAAGGAAATGATATTAGTAAAATAGTCCCGCAGAAACTTAGATTGGAGGCACGCGCCTTAGGTTGTGGTATTATTGGTAATGGTGACAACTGGCGATTATCAACAGATGCTGCGCAGCCAATAACTAATACTGCACCTGAGGTAACCTACGAAGAGCCTGTAGTGATGGAATTGAAAGCTACTAATAAAGTGGACTCTGCTGAGGTTACTAATGTAGTTGAGTTTATCCATAAGGAATCTGCTAACCTTAGACCTAAGCATTTTTTTATGACAGACTTGAAATGGAAATATCTAGTTCGAGCAGTTATGCGAGGTAAAAATATTATGATGACGGGACCGAGTGGTACTGGCAAGACTATGGCGGTTAAGCATTTAGTTGAGTCTTTACAGCGACCTTTCTACTATTTTAACTTAGGCTCAACACAAGATCCTAGATCTACCTTAATCGGTAATACACACTTCAAGAAAGATGAAGGTACCTATTTTGCTCAATCATTATTTGTGTCAGCTATCCAGACAGAAAATGCAGTTATACTTTTAGATGAGATTTCTAGAGCGCATCCTGAAGCTTGGAATATTTTAATGACTGTGCTAGATCCTAACCAAAAATATTTGCGCTTAGATGAGAAAGATAACTCTCCTACAATTAAGGTTGCTAATAATGTATCTTTCATTGCGACTGCTAATATTGGTAATGACTATACTTCTACTAGAACTATGGACCGAGCATTACTAGATAGGTTTATTACTGTTGAAATGGATGTGCTTAATAAAGAAGAAGAAACTACTTTATTGACAATGTTATATCCGACTGCTGATAAAGGTACTGTAAGTACTATTGCAGAGATTGCAGACATTACTAGAAAAACTGTGCGGTCTGAAAATCCTAGAATTTCTACTAGCTTATCGACTCGTGCTACTGTTGAGATGGGCTCACTATTAGTAGACGGATTTAATTTGCAAGAAATTGCTGAGGTGGCCATTTATCCTTTCTATTCTGAGGATGGTGGTGTAGAGTCTGAAAGAACTTATATGAAGCAATTGGTTCAAAAGTATATCACTACTACAGATAAAAAGTTATTTGATACTAATGACGCTAATCCATTTTAATATTGTTATATAGGTCCTGGGCATTGGGTAGTAGTAATATACTATCCGGCCCGGGTTTCTATGATATCTATAACTCAACAACTGCGTCGAGTATCCATATAATAAAAAAGTTTAATATCTTAAAAAGTATTAAAATTTGAGATAAAATTTGGTTTTTTGATACAATTTCCCTACATTTAAGTATAAGGTTAAAATATGAAAGTGATTAAAAAATTACCCACAATTACAAACGGTTATAGCACATCCAAATATTGGATAGACGACTATACTTACGAAAGATTAGAAAGTACAGGTACGGATATTATAGCATTAGCCAGCTTCCAAAAGGCGATAGCAAACTTTGTCAGAATTACTACCGGGGTAGATATTCCTGTAAAGTATAATACTAAAGATTCTAGTTTTACAGATGGTGAGGTGGTTGTGTTATCTGCTAAATTGGATGACAAATTATTTGACTGTAATGTGGGCTTAGCTTTACATGAGGGCAGCCACTGCTTATTAACTAACTTTGGTGCACTTAAACGACTTGTTGAAGGCTCACACCCAAAGGTTCATAAATTTATAAATTCTGCTCTAGAAAAACATATTGGAGATGCAGAGCAAAAACTTAATGCTTCTATAAACTGGCGCGAACGTTTGAAATATATTCTAAATATAGTAGAGGATAGGCGTATAGATAACTATGTGTATAATGCTGCGCCTGGGTATCGAGGGTACTATTTAGCTATGTATGAACAATACTTTAATAATAAAGAGGTTGATGCTGCATTGATTAAAAATAAGATGTGCACGCCTGATTATGATGGGTATATATTTCATCTATGCAATATTATGAACCCTAATCGAAATTTGAATGCGCTACCTAAGTTACAAAAGCTATGGGACACATTAGATTTATATAATATTTCTAGAATTCAAAGTACAGAAGATGCTATTGATATAACTCTTCAGTTAGCTTCAATTATAGAAGATGAATTATTATATATTGATGAGGATACTACTCCAGGTATGAATCCTAATTCGAGTACAGAAGATCCTGAGCAAGAAGAAAATGATCCTGGGCAATCAGAGGATGGCTCCGATATATCAGAATCCGATGAATCTAAGGATGGCTCTGGAGATGGTGATGCTGATAATGGTAATCCTTTAGATCGAGTTGATGTGGCACCACAACGTAGTCAATCAGCAAAACAAAAATCTAAAGTATCAACTACCGATAAGAAGGAGGAAAAGAAACTGCAGGATGCAATACAAAAACAAAAGGATTTTTTGGATGGTGATGTAAATAAAAAGTCAGTTAATAAAAAAGAATTCCAACAATTAGATACGATTAATTCTGGAGATGTTTCTGTAGAAAATGTATTTGATAAAAAGACTGATTGTATTGTTATAAATCGAATCACAGAAGCTACTATGAGTATGTTTGGAAACATCTTTACATATGATTATACTGCATTTAAAAAATCAGGAGGTGTTTATAACCCGGATGGTAAAAGTCGTGCACAACGTAATTTTAATGCAGTCACTGAGGGTATTATGCTTGGTGCAATGCTAGGTCGTAAACTTAAGCTTAGAAATGAAGATAACTCGTTAAGTACAACTAGGTTACGTGATGGTAAGATAGATAGAAGATTGATTGCTGATCTAGGGTATGGTGCCGAGGCTGTATTTTCTAAAATAGTACATAAGACTGTCAACCCAGTATTTATTCATTATTCAATAGATGCATCAGGTAGTATGTCTGGAACCGCATTCTATAATGCGTTAAAGTCTGCAGCTGCAATTGCTAAGGCAGCATCTATGATAAAAGGTGTGAATGTACAAATAAGTTTTAGAACAACGACAGAATTAAATGGCCAAGTAAAACCTGCTATTGTTATAGGATATGATTCTAAAAAGAATACTTTACAACATTTAACATCCAAAATGTATTTGGTGGACGCGAATGGATCGACGCCAGAAGGTCTTTGCTTTGAAGCTATATATAAGACAATGACTACAGCATTAAAACGAAATGTTGATGGTATCTTTATTAATATATCTGACGGCGAGCCTGCATTTGGTGGTAGAGGAGTAAGCTATAGTGGTAATATGGCTTTAGAACATACAAGAACTCAAGTTGAGCGTTTTAGAAATGCTGGATATAAAATCTTAAGTTATTTTGTTTGTTCAGATACCTATTGGAATGCTAGGATTAAACGAGACTTTATTCATATGTATGGTAAAGATTCTCAATTTATAGATCCTGTTAATCTTAATGATTTAGCTAAAAGTTTAAATAGTACTTTACTAGCTCCGGTATATGGTAACTAATATTGAATCTATATGGAATGCAGTACTGCAGTATGCTAATAGCAATGGTGTGACAGTATTGATACAAGGTAAAGCAGCTGAGTTTGATCCTGCTTCTAATATTATATACATACCCAAACGACATTCGCATACAGTACCAGGATTAGTAATGCTAATCCATGAGTTGGGTCATATAGGGCAGACACTACCGCCGTTCCCTATTAATACCCTAAAAGGGCAGAAGGCTGCTATAATATGGTATGAGAATAACGCGTGGGATAATGGGTGGAATTTGATAATACAGTATCGATTGGAAGAGTTACTATATGAAATATACAGTATAGATAGACTAAACTGTATGTATGGTTATATGGATTATGTATTTAGAAAAGCTAAACCTAAACAGGTACGGACTTTATTTGAAGGATACACTGCACTAATTACTAGATTTACTAATAAATAAATTTGGTTTTATGAATAATTTTTACTATCTTTAAAGTAATAAAATAAAAAATATGAAAAACAACGCAGAAATGATTGGCACAATACTAGGTGCCCTACTTGTAGTATTGTTACAAATAACAATACCTGGTATTATAGTATACCTAACGTATCCCTATATAATAACGGTGATACCTGGATTGGTGAATACAGGCTTTATGGTAAAGAGTATATCATTATGGGATAGTATATGTATAACTTTCTTTTTTGATGCATTATTATTTGGATTACATAAACTAACTAAAGCAAAACAAGATAACAAATAAAACTAAAAACTATGCCAGATTTTACAGTTGATGATATGTCTATAGATGCGTACGATTATGTATCTGCATGCGGACCTGAAGAGATTAGAGAACTGATTCAGGAATTAAAGGACAATGGATATTTAAGTCCAGGTGTATCGGGTACATTGGATGAGTGGATCAATCCCGAGTGGCTCGATATAATTAAATTGCTACATTCGAATAAGCATAGATTGTCAGTTGAAGATGAAAATATTATACGGTCTATAGCAAACAAACTCTGATATGAAAATTATATTTCTAGACCATGATGGTGTAATCTGCTTACTAAATAATTTTGGTAGCCGCTCTAAAAAGAATGGTTATATAGGATTAAACAGCTCAGTAGAATCTAGATTTGATAATTTTGATCAAAAAGCAGTTAAAGTTTTAAATTCAATTATTGAAGAAACAGATTGTGAAATAGTAGTATCTTCAGATTGGCGAACATGGGCTACATTAGAAGAAATGGGCCAATATTACTTATTACAGGGTATAATTAAGCAACCTATAGGATATACTACAAGAGTATTACCTGCAGGATTAGTTTATTACCATAGAGATACTGAGTCGGAGGAAACTCGCAGTTATGAAATACAAGAATGGTTAAAGGACCATCCAGAAGTAACTAAATGGGTTGCTGTTGATGATCTAAATATGAGTGTACGGTGTATTTTTGATAATGGTGATTATATGTGGGGGTTACCAAATTTTGTTTACACACCAATATCAACTGAGGGGATAAAACAAACAGGAATAAAAGATAAGATAATTTCTTTTTTAAAATAATTTGGTTTTCTAAACAAAAATTATTAGCTTTATATAAATTAAATTGTATGAATTACTTTCAAAAATTAGTAGCTGAAAAAGAAGCTCGTGAAAAATTTGACCAAGACTCGCAGCGGTTAAAAGAATTGATTTTTACTACTAATGAATATCATTCATTATATGATGGTCATTTTTTAGATAAGATGAGTGAATTTCTAAAACAGTATAAACAAGAGGTAGCTAATATGGTACCTATAACAAAACAAATATGATAGATATCAATATTATAGTCATATTGTTAGTGATTAATACAATTGCAGTTACTATTCTATATAGTATTATCAAAACATTAAAAGATCAAATTAGCCAGTTAACGCAATTTAATCGTGAACAGATTATACTTAATAGACATTTGGTAGCTAATATAACAAAAATTTTAAATAACGAACAAGTAGTTCAAATACCTTATTATGGAGAATTCGGCGAGGCGTAGTTTATATTTTTTAGGTGATGTGCACGGTAATTGGAGACATCTTGAATGGGAATTATCGACATCATTTAAAGCATTTATAGACTCTGATATAATACAAGTAGGCGACTTTGGTGTAGGATTTCGTACTCTTGAACAAGAAATGGCAGCATTGTATGAAATAAATGATACTTTATTTGCCGTTAATGCAATGCTGTATGTTATACGAGGTAATCATGACGATCCTACTTATTTCAGCACTAATAAGTTAGAATTTAGTAACATAAAGTTCTTAAAAGATTATACAGTACTAAATTGTTCAGGTAAAAATATATTATGTGTAGGAGGAGCGGTATCTATAGATAGAGTTTATAGACATCACAATAACATGCATCACTTTAAAGGAGAAGAATTTAACTTGAACTTAGAGTTAGTCCCTACAAATAAAAAGATAGATATTTTGGTTACACATACTGCACCTACTTTTTGTTATCCAACAGGATTCAATAATTTAGTATATTCTTTTGCTGCAAATGATCCTACTTTATTAGATGACTTGACTAAAGAGCGTAAATTATTAACTGAATTATTTGATTACTTGAAAGAAACAGATAATAATATTACTCATCACTATTATGGACATTTTCATTCAGACAAAGTAGAATCGATAAACGATACTAAGCATGTTTTGATTGGTATTAATAATTTTGTGGACTTTAGGTAAGCTTGATATATGAATTTCTTATATATTAAAAGATATTTATATAATATTTTAAAATTTACCCTATAAACTCATAATTTTGCAATATATATAGGCTATTATAGCATAAAATACGGGTGTTATAGGGTAAAAATAAAGCTCTAAGGGTATCAATTATCTATATATTCACAGAGAAATCTCGCTAAATATTAAATAAATTATTAATATCTTAAAAAGTATTAAAATTTGAGCTAAAATTTGGTTTTTTGATATAATTTATCTATCTTTAAGTATAAGGTTAAATAATTAACAAATACACAAAATGACAGACATAGAAAAAACAATAATAGTAAAAGCGCTTAAGGCAAATTTAGCAGACTCTGACACACAATGGGCTAATAAGATATCGCACGCTCAGATAGTAGGATTCCTACAAGGCACTTTAAAAGGTCTTATATCGCATTTAGAATCTGATAAATAAAAATATGGTCTGGTGTTGGTTTCCAATCGGGTGAAGTAGGGGAAGCACACTTTAATAAAACAAGAATGGTGAAAATATGAAATCGGCCGATAAACATAGAAGTAGCAACGAAGCCCGTGACACCAAGTAGATGCCTCCACGTTGGCGGTGTTGGATAACCAACCAAATCTACAAATAGACAAGACGATGCCCCAGTAGTAACGGCGTAAATCTAGATAAGTAGGCTACAAGAGGCGTAAGTGTCAGATGGGTTCCACACATCTTGTTTTAGTCAGGTGGCGTAATTGGTCAAAGCAACGTGATACTTGGTGAAAATCCAGCACGTCTGATGCAGGTTCGAGTCCTGTCCTGACTACAATGAGTACGAGATACTCAGCAGACTTGCCAATGTCTCATTTAAACTTGGTAGGGTATTGGACTGGACATCCTTAAACGCCAGTCTCTTTGGAATAAAGCTAGGTAACAGAGGCTCCAAGTAGTTTGGCTGTTTTAATGAGGGATGCCTCGCAGGTTTTTAAGAAATAGAAAACCGAAATAACTACTCACCAGTAATCTCAAGGTGGGGATATGCCCCGGTGGTGGAATGGTAGACACGCCGCACTTAAGATGCGGTGAATGTTAAATTCGTGCAGGTTCGAGTCCTGCCCGGGGTACTAAAAAAAGATAGTTTATAATTAATTTGGTTTTCTAAACTAATTTTACTATCTTTAAAGTATTATATTAATTAACCAATAAAAACAAAAAGTATGTTTTACGAAGTAAAAGTAAAGGTCGAGTTCGATGCAGGAAATGGAAAAGTTAAAAATAAAACTGAATCGTATTTAGTTGATGCAATGTCAGTAACAGAAGCTGAGGTTCGTGTTGTAGAATATTTCAAAGGTAGTGTTATACCATTTGAAGTTAAAGGTGCACAGGTTTCTAGAATTATTGATGTTATAAAATCATCTAAATAATATGAGTACAAAATATTCAAATGGACAAACAGTAGTATTTCAATTAACAGAAAATACTTTTAAAGTTGGTACTATACTAAGTTCTAAACCTACACCTAAACGTATTGAATATATGGTGTATGGTGAAGATGGTAAAGTTTATAGTGCTATACCTAATAAGACAGAAGGCTTATATAGAATCTGTCCTATGTTAACTGAAAAGTTTTGTGCAAAACATAATATCGAAGCTAATGTAGATGAATCAGTATTGAAGCAATTATCAGAAAAGATTATTCCTGATTCTGATTTAGATACTAGCATTTTTGATGCCTCATTTGGTGACACGGCTCTAGAGCCAGTAGTTTCTGAATCTGAATCATAATTATATTATACGGGGGTGACAGGTATTGACTGACATCTAATAGTATATCTTCAGCTCGGTGAATGGTTATTTACACCGAACAAAAATTGTAACCAAAAAATAAACGCAACAGAATTGTCTGCATTTACATTTGAAGATGCTATTGCATTTGTAACAAATGATGCGCTTGTAGCAGCGTAATAACAGAAGCCTACTACCTTACAGCAACTTTAGATATAGGTTAAATTGTTGTTTGTTTTGCTAATTTTCTCAAAATTAGATGGTGGATAAGTTGGCTTCCCATAATAGTCAGCCCCTTCTTTATTGGAATTCTAAAGTAGTTAGATTAAACTTTGAATTATCCTATGCTGTAAATAAAAGATGTATTGATTACTGGACAGGACCCGGATTCGATTTCCGGCACCTCCTCTAAATTACAAAATATGAAACTGTTTGCCAGATTATTAAATAATATACTGACCAATATAGTTGGGTCGGTGTGTATTGAAATTTCATGGATCTTATCAAATTTAGGAGCAATTAAGTTAGCAGATAAATTTTATTCATTAGGTTGTTATTTTTATGGAAATTACAGGGACTAAACAAAATATACTACTTACTGGTGGGTTTGGTACTGTAGGGACACCATTGGTAGATAAGTTGATAGATGTAGGTTGTTATATCTATATTATAGATAACTTAAGTAAGCAAGAATCTTTAGAATCGTATACAAATATGAATTTTAGAGTTAAAGCATCTTATACAGATATATCATACAGCTCATATATTTGGGCTGATATAAAGTTCTCCCATATAATTCATTTAGCTGCATACACAAACGAAGAGGCTGCTGACGTGGATTATATTAAAGCATATACCGACAACTTACTTGGTACTATACGTATGATTAATAAATGTATAGATAAAAATATTAACTTTATATACTTACATTATCCTGAAACTACTGGATATCTTGGATTAATTAAAAATCAAGTTCTTGAAGTTATTGAATACTATTCGAAATACAAAAATTTACAATGTTCTATTATTAATTGTGATTCGAATCAATCGTTAGAAGATATTCATTCGAATATTCTACAATCAGTATTAAATTAATTTGGTATTTCGAAAGATTATACTTACATTTAAGTTAAATATTAATTATGAACTATAAAATTAACGACAGAGTCGTTGTAGAATTTCTTGGTAAAAACTATAACTCAATAATAACTTCTATGTACAAACATGATGATAAGTTATTTTGTGTACTTGCTGATGACGGTACTAAGATACCTGCAGTAGGTTATGATACTAATAAGGGAAAGTGGGCAAATATTATTTCTAAACTAAACTAAATATATGAAAAAAATATTTAAGTACATACAGGATCATAGAATTTACATTTTAGATACTAACAAACTACAACAAAAATATATTAAAGTTACGCCAATACTATTCGCATTTTTAATGATTAATATGTTTTGTGTAATGTTAGGATTTGTTAGTTCTAGAAATATAGTTAATACTGATTATATGACTAAGGAACAAAAGGTGCATATCATTAATGATTTAGATAAGTTTTCCATAGCTGAATATAAACAAGCATTGACAGATTTGAATGTTAAATATCCTAGAGTAGTTTATGCTCAGGCACTAGTAGAATCTAATAACTTTAAATCATCAATCTTTATAGAGAATAATAATTCTTTAGGAATGAAGGAGGCAGTAATCCGGCCTACCATTAATGTGGGTACTAATAGAGGACATGCTATATATAATTCATGGAGAGATTGTGTTATTGATTATGCGTTATGGCAATCATATCATATAAAAAATATACATTCCGAAGATGAATATTTACAACTATTAGCTTCTATATATGCGGAAGATCCGAACTATATGTTAGCAATTAAACAAAGATTAAATCAATTCAATAACGCAAAATAATATAACAGTGATACAAGATAAGAAAGTAAAACAAACTATAGAAAGACTTAAAAAACGAGTACATAAGTTTTATCCAGGAGCATTCGTTGAATTGCTAGATGACGGGGGGTATGTACTAGTTGATACCCAAGGTACTAATTTATTCAATGAATATTTTATACAACCAGCGCCGTCATATTTACGAGCTTGGGAATTAGGTATTTTATGTGCCAAAACAACACAAAACTTTAATAGAACACATCCTGACAGATTAATTTTATCTAATAAGGAGGAGCGACCGGCTAAGAAAATGAAACGACGAAAGGTGGTTACCGCAGAATAGTGCCATATTTATTTAAAAACCATAATGGTCGAAATTGACTTCGATAAATTTGACACAGAAGCTACTTTTAGACTTTGGCTATTATCTGATGAGGGTAGAGTAATATTTGATTATGTATATATGGTAGTAATAGAATCATTTGATAAACCAATTAGACATATACCAGTAATCACTAAAAAATACGATGGTACTGTATACAGTATTGATATGCAGAATATTAAAGGATTCTGCACAAAAGGTATATCACACTATGAATATTTAGAAGAATATGAAAAGTGCGCAACTTTAGTTAATATTTTAAAACAATTAAATAATGAATAATATTCTAATAACAGCAGACATTATAATATCACTAATGGCATTGGTTGGTATTCTTTATTCTTTGCAGAATAAACAAAATCGTATAGACTTTTTGGAGTCTGAATTACTTATTAAATCTAAGTTGATTGAATGTCTTCAAGACGAATACACCAAGCTAGAAACCAAGGACAAATAATATGTCACAGCATATTAAAGATATGTTTGATGAAATTTTAAACGACGAATTCGATCCTAATAACGATTTGTTTTCGCCAGTTACATACCCTTTATTGTCTGATAAGACACGTGTATTAGAAAAGTTAACTAAATTGCAAGAATTAATCGATGAACAGGATACTACTAGATTGTTCATATCTTTTTGTATAGACAAAATTAATCAGGATTACAGATTAACACTTAAATGTATTGATAAATTAAATGATATATACAATCAGTTGTAATATTTATATAAAATAGTAATATGGATGAATTAGATGACACTAGCAATGATTTATTCATTAATGATAAGGACTATGATTTTTTCAAATCATTGCCTGATGATGAAAAAATTTTATGTTTATTCGACATTTGGTATAGTGGCGAGCCAGTAGAAATATATGATTCAACTGATGATGATATCCAATCTATGATCAATTTGTCAATACAATCAGAAGACACTGCTAACGTACTTATTACTAACGATATATTAGTTATCAATAGTAATGATTCAAAGGTTTTATCAGAGGCGGTGTCTAACTTTTTTAAGGTTGGTCTTATTTTAGAAAGATTATTTGTATCTGAAGCAGGACTACTTACTTATAAACGACAAAAGTATTGTAGAATTTATTCAATAATTGGTCCTAGTTTACCAATTATCTATAATTAAATGAAATTTTTTGATAATTATATTTGTAGGCTGATGCCTATATATTCATTAACAATTAATAATTGATTATTGAAAATTAGCAAATGCTACCCGGGCGCCCCGTAAGGCGCCTTTTTTAAACTAAATTATAAGTTATGATACAAATTAACTTCAATAAGATTATACGAAATGGTGATAAGCTCTATTATCTTAATCGTATTATTGATGAGAGCTTACTAAAGGATAATACATCCGAATATAAAGAATTTTTAGGTGTTGATACAGTATTACGGAAAGATAATATGTTATTCTTTTGCGAAACTATACCAGATATTGAGTTTGAAGATGTTGTAAAAACAGTTCCAGAAATAGTTACTGAATAATTTGGTTATATCATCTTTTTTTATTACTTTTAAGTAAATTAAAGATATGAATCAAACATTAGGTTATGCTTGTATTAACACCGAATTACGTAAGTTCGGTATAACTACTAATAGAGGGCTACGAGCAGCCACAATTAAAAAGAATGGTATAATTGCTGCATCTGAGTTAGCATTACAAAATGCGCAGGATCTATATAAAACCATTGAATGGAATGCAAAGAATAATATTAACTTATATAGAATTAGTTCTGACATACTCCCGTGGGCTGGTAAGATAGGAATACCCAACTACCCACATTATAAGCAAATCTCCCTTGCATTAGCGTCTGCGGGTAAACTAGCACGGGATACAGGACAGCGATTAACTGCGCACCCCGGACCGTTTAATTTATTAGCTTCTCCAAAAGAATCTGTTGTATTAAATACAATCGAAGATTTAGAAACACATTCCAAACTATTCGATTTATTAGGATTATCAGAAACACCATATAATAAAATTAATATTCATATTGGAGCTACATACGGTGATAAAAATAGTGCTGCAAAAACTTGGGTCAAAAATTTTAAACGATTATCAGAATCTTGTAGGAAACGATTGACAGTAGAAAATGATGATAAAGCATCTATGTTTTCCGTACGAGATTTATATGATATGGTTCATTCTGAACTAAATATTCCTATAGTTTTCGATTATCATCATCACAAGTTTTGTACTGGAGATTTGTCAGAAGAAAACGCATTACGATTGGCAGTTTCAACATGGGGTGATATAAAACCTGTTGTACATTATAGCGAATCTAAAGCTATTCATGAAAATAATCAATCTATAAGACCGCAAGCACATTCAGATTTTCTTTCTGAATTTATAGATACGTACGGTTTAGATATAGATATTATGCTGGAATGCAAGGCTAAAGAACAAGGTCTACTGCAGTACAGAAAAAAATATTTAGATAAAAACTTTGTTTTATGAAAAAGTTTACTATATTTAATGTATTTTAATTATTAATGTTTAAATAATAAGTAATTTATAATAATTGATTATTAATAAGATAGTTAATTAATAAATATAATTGTATATTTATACGAGTACGTAGTACGAAGTATAATGCAACGGAAACATAAAATTTAAGATATGAGATACAAAGAATTCATTGTAAAAAAGTTAGAAGAGCAAATTAACATGATTCAAAGTTTAGAAAGAACTTTTGATTCTGGAACAATTTCTAAGCACGAAGCTTTATTGAAATTAAATCAAATTACTAAAGGTTTATCAATAGCTCTTGAGAGATTAGAATTGGAGTAATGAATAAAACAGTACTTAAGTATTCAGTTGGTGCAATATCATTATTATTAGCATGTGTCGCTGCATATTTTTCGATTACTGGATTATCCAAGCTATTTGCCGGTTCTGGTACTGCCATTTTAATAATGGCATCTACATTAGAGTTAGGTAAACTAGTTACTGTATCGTATTTGAATAGATTCTGGAAAGTTACTAAACTATCTTTAAAGATATATCTATCATCCGCCGTATGTATTCTAATGTTAATAACATCATTAGGTATATACGGATTTCTAACTGCGGGTTATCAGATAACTAAAAATAAATTTGAATTATCAAATACTTCAGTAACTTATTTTGAAAATCAAAAGTTAACGGTTGATAATAAAAGTAATGCTATTCAGAAGAATATAGATAACTTAAACGAAAGATTGCAAAATCTATATACTTTACGCAATAATACGGAAAACAGAATTAATAAATCGTTTGATAGTAATAAATTTTCAGTTAGCAATTCACAATCTAAAACTGCTAAACAATTTGATTCTGATATTAAATTATTACAGTTAAAAATTGAAACTTTAGAATCTGACAGATTAATGTTGATGGATAGTAGTGCTAATATACAATTATCAATTACTAAAGCTAAGCTATCAAATGAATCTGCAAATGAATTAGGGCCGTTAATGTATGTAGCTAAAGTTACAAATATTGATATTGATATTATAGTATCAGTACTAATTCTTTTATTTATTATAGTGTTTGATCCTTTAGCTATAGCATTGTTATTGGTATTTAATAACTTAAGTGCAGAAAAACATGATAATGAGTTTGTATATATCAAAGATGGGTATGACGATAAAAATAAAGAAGATATTATACCGGATATTAATATTAATACTAAGCCCCTTAATGACACTGATGTTATACGCGATATATCAAAACCAAATATTGAACCTGACCCATTTGATACCACAATATTTGCTGAGTTAGAAAAGAAATTAGAAGAGCCTACTCCCATATATCAACCACCGGCTCCTAGATTATATGGTGATGTAAGATAATTCTTTAAAAAGATTTGTATATACGATTTTAAATTATTATATTCATGTTAATTATGAATAAGAAGGACCTATTATATGAAGACAAGTTGATTCAACCTAATCAACCTATATCTGTCGAATCAACAGAAGAATCGGTTATCGTTCCAGATGATTGGTCAATTTATAACGAGATTGAATATGGTGTTAGTCTAGAAGAATCAGTAATTTTTATACAGGGTGATATAATATTAGGTACATTATTTGATATCATAATGAAGATTAGGTTAATATTAAGCCAAAGAGCAGAAAATGATGATACACCAATAACAATAGTTTTAAATTCAGATGGTGGTGATGTATATGAAGCATTAGGTATTATTGATTATATTCATTCATTATCTGTAAAGGTCAATATTATAGCTCGTGGTAGAGCTTGTTCAGCTGCAGCTTTATTATTAGCTTGTACAACAGGTATACGCGCAGCAAGTAAATATACATTTATTATGGTACATGAATTAAGTACATCAAATTCAGGAACAGCTACAGATATAAAAGTTAATGCTAATCATGTTGATGAATTAGATATGATTATGTATAACTTATTAGCACAATATACTACGCAAAAGAAAGAGTATTGGGAAAAGGTAGCAAGAAAAGACTTTTATATGACAGCTGAAAAGGCTGTTGAGTTAGGAGTTATTGATCAAATTATATAAACAAAATAAATAAGTTATGTTAACAGAACAACAAATTGTAGATAACTGGAATAAGTTTCTAGAATTAATAGAAACAGAATTTCCGGATAGAGCTAGCGCTTTATTGGTTATGTATAAAGAACTAGAAGATCGTATAGTATCTATGCCAGCATCCGGTGTGGAACATTATCATAATGCGTTCCCGGGCGGATATGTAGATCATATTATCAGAGTACATAAATGTGCAATGGAATTGTATGAGTTATGGGCAAAAATGGGAGTAGATGTATCAGGATTTACTAAAGAGGAATTAGTATTTGCAGCATTCCATCATGACTTAGGTAAAGTAGGATTTCCTGGTAATGGTAATGAAATCTATATATTCAATAATTCTGAATGGCATAGAAAACATCAAGGTAAAATCTATACACATAATCCTAATAATCCATTTACAATGGTTCCTGATTTGTCGTTATATTTACTACAACATTATAATATTCCAGTTACCTGGAACGAATATCTAGCAATTAAGATTCATGATGGTTTATATGATGATGCTAACAAACCATATTTTATTTCCAGAACAGCAGATGCAAAATTAAAAAATTGTTTACCATTAATTATGCATCATGCAGATCATATGGCATCAATTATTGAATATGATAGATGGAAAGTAACAAATGGGTCTGTTCCGGTTACTAGCAATAGCAATGCTACTGTAAAATCTTCTATAAAGAAGACTACTACACCACTTGCTGATGACAATTTGAAAAAAGCTTTTGATGATTTATTTAATTAATTTATTATGGAAATTACTGCAATTATAATACTATCCGCATACAGCATTGCGACTTCATATTTTATATATAAGCTAATACGAAGAGAAGAAGTTATAGAGGAATATTACGAAGAAACTATTCAATTGGTAGAGTCAAAACTTATCAATGTAAAATTAAAAATGGAAGAAACTATAGAACAATTATCAGTTATTGATCAACGAGGGTCATTTGAAGCTGATGATGAGGTTGGTTTCGCATTCAAAGAAATAAAAAAATTAAACGAAGAACTATTACAGTTCATTTTAGAATATAACAAAACAGACCAAAATGCCTAGAAAAGCGTCCCCGAATAGTAGTAAATATTACTTTACAGATGTAACAGAACAAGCTATTATAGACTATAATATTAGTTCTGATGATAGTGAACGAAATAAAATATATGAACAGCATTTAAAATATGCGTTTAATAAATTAGCAGAAAATTTAATTCATAGATTTAAGTTTTATCATTTTGATATACCATATGAAGATGTAAAGCATGAAACAGTTGCCCATTTAATAGAAAAAATCAATAAATTTACTGCAGGCAAAGGTAAAGCATTTAGTTATTTTTCGATAGTAGCAAAAAATTATTTAATTAATGAAAATAATGGAAACTATTATACTGCAAAAAACACAGATGATTTACTTGTTGTTGATGACACTAGGCAGATAGCAAACGAAATTTCTAGAGCAAATAAACTAGAAGACGATAAAGAATTTATGGATCTATTTATTGATTTTACTGAGGAGAATATGACTCAATTTACAATGGATGTTATGAATAAGAAAAATACTAAAGTCACTAAAGTACGACTATTTGAAACACAAACCGAATGTTTAATAGCAGATTCAATATTAGAACTATTTAAAACTAGAGAAAATATTGAGGTATTCAATAAGAAAGCCTTATATATTTTAATTAAAGAGCGTTCTGGTGAAGATAAGACGCAAGATATAACGAAAATACTCAAACGAGTAGAAATGTTATACAAGGATATATTTGTTAATTGGTCTAAAACAGGAAAGTTAGAAACAAAATATTTATCAAGTAATATATTTATAAATAAAAATGGACATTCACGGAGAACTATTTAAAGGTAAATCTTTTAGCGACATATTAAAAGATATTTATGATAACTCTAAAAAGAAAGATAGGCAAGTTAATCTACTCATTGCTGAACTTAAGCCATTGATTAAAAATATAGGTGATGCAACAATAATAGTGCCATTAATTAAAGAGTACTTAGAAATAGGAGTTAAAAATGATGAGCATCTAGTAAAATTGGCTGCTGTTGCACAACGACTAATGACTGCTGCAGCAAAATCAAATCCTGAAATGGGCGACTATGGATTAACCGATGAAGAAAAACGACAGTTACTAAACGAAATTTCTAGTATTGAAAATAGTGAATCGGTAGTTTCAAATACCATACAGAATATACAACACGAACAAAAGAGTATAAATTTATATCAACAAGATTTAGAAGAAGATGTCTCTATTTAATATAAAAGGAGAATCGCTCCAATTGATACCAGCTAAAGTTAAACAGACTTACTACAAAGATGATAAGCCTGAAAATACTTTTTATGTATCAGCATTAATATTGGATGGGTATAGCTCGCAACGAGAAGTTTTTGCAAGACCGTTATTTTCAAATATGAAACAACCACCTCTAGAAGGTGAAACAGTCTTATTATTAAGTACTATAGGTAGTTATGCGAGTGGTATAAGTTCTAATGAAGAAATGTACTATTTAGGAATAATAAATCTTCAAGGTAGTGTACATCACAATTCTATACCTAATGTAAATGAAGTTGAGACTAGAAATGAAGGAGGAGGAAATGCTCAATCATATCAAACTACCGGAGCAGGTAGTACTAAAAAACAACAACAAGCAAAAATAGATAGTAAATTTCCTGAATCAAGAAATGTAAAAGCTATACAACCTTACGTTGGTGATGTATTAATTGAGGGTAGATTCGGTAATAGTATTAGATTAACTAGCACATTAAAATCTACTAATGTATATACTAAAAATGCTAATTGGCAGAAAGGCGATGGTACAGAGGGTGATCCTATGTTAATATTACGAGCATCTAAACCTACACAAAATACTAATAAAGTAAATGATTTTATTACTGAAGATTTTACTAAAGATGATTCTATAATTACATTACAAAGCACCCAAGCATTAAACTTTACACCAGGATCAAGTGTTACTGATTCGATTAAGAATCAAAGTTTAGATTCATGGGATAAAGGTCAAAAGTTTGGAGGTAAGCAAATATTAATATCGTCAGGCAGAGTAGTGTTTAATTCAACACAAAATGAAATAATAGCATTTGCTAAAAAAGGAATAGGATTGTCATCAGCCGATGCTATATCATTAGATGCACAAAAAAATATTGAAATGAGTGCTACTAAAATTTTATTAGGCAAAAATGCTGATGAGCCATTAATTATGGGTAATAAAATGAAAGATTGGATGGAACAACTAATAGATGCTATAGGTAAATTAACTGCAATAACAGCAGTTGGCCCATCATCACCATTAGATCAATCACCATTATGGCCAAAAATTGTTGCACTAAAAAATCAATTTCAAAATAACTTAAGTCAAATATCATTCACAAAACAATCAAAGTAAATAATTATTAAAAACGATAGTATGAAATCAAAAGAATTTATATCTGCACTACGACTAATCATTCGAGAGGAAGTTACAAAAGCTGTAAGATCTGAGGTAAGTAGGGTATTATCCGAAGGAACACAACAACCAGTAGTTAGACAGCAACCAGTACAAACTAAACCAGTTGTATCAAAAACACAAAAATTTAAAAACGAAATACTGCAAAGTCTATTAGAAACGACAGACCCAATACAAAGAGGTGGCGCTCCTGTTGGATTTGAGGAGTGGCCAACTATGGAATATAATGGTGCATCATTTATGGGGCATAATACTCCAGGTATAATAAATGCAGCTCCTGATGGTATGAATATTGATCAAATTGAACAGGTAGCTCCTGATGTTGCTCAAGCATTAACTAAAGATTATAGTTCATTAATGAAGGCGATTGATAAAAAACGAGGAATAAAATAAGATGGCCAGAAGAATAAGGCAGATATTACCTATAAATACAAATGATGCTATACGACCAATGAATACTGCGGTCGGTATTAAATTACCATTTTCTGGTAAAACAGGTAACTTATTTGACTTATCGTATACAACAGAAGAACAAGCTATTTCAAATTTGAAAAATCTTTTACTTACTAGAAAAGGTGAAAGATATATGCAGCCATCTTTCGGTACTGACATATACGATTCATTATTTGAACAAAATACTGAAGATCTACCTAATATATTACGAGATGGGATTTCCGCAGATATAGCTTTTTGGTTGCCGTATATAATTATAAATGAATTAACGGTGTCTCAAAATTCTAAATACGAATCTGAACCTATCGGACATATATTACAAATAAGTCTAACAGTTCAAGTTACTGAAAATGGAGCTAGTACACCGATAACAATAACAGTAACACCATCAACAATAACTGTGGAATAATGGCTAATACAACAGATGTAAAATATTTAGGAAAAGACTTTACTCAATTAAGAACAAACTTAATTGAATTTACAAAGAACTATTTCCCAAACACATATACCGATTTTAATGAATCATCACCAGGTATGTTATTTTTGGAAATGTCATCTTATGTAGGTGATGTTCTAAGTTTTTATACTGATAAGCAAATAAAAGAGTCTTTATTAGTAACCGCTGAAGAAAAGACGAATCTATACTCATTAGCACAATCTTTAGGTTATAAAGTAAAAAATAAGATAGCAAGTTCGGTAGATATAGATGTATTTCAATTATTACCATCGGTAGTAAGCGGAAGTACTGTAGTTCCTGATTGGAGTTACGCACTAACAATATCATCAGGAATGGTGGTTAAATCTAAATCATCTACTGCAGAATTTAGAACATTAGAGACTGTTAATTTTAAAACTTTAGAGAACGATCCTAATGCAAATGTGAGTGCATATCAAATTAATGATGTAACTAATCAAATTGAATATTACCTATTAAAGAAATCAGTTAAAGCTGTTGCAGGCAATATTCAAACAGCAACATACACATTTACAGATCCTAAACGTTTCGATAGAATACTATTGAATACAGAAAATATTATTGAGCTAGTAGACATTATTGATTCTGATAATAATAATTGGTATGAAGTTCCAAATTTAGCACAGGATACAATATTTGAAACTATAGCAAATGTAGTACAGAATGACCCGGTATTATCACAATATAATACACCAGTTCCATATTTGCTGAAATTGAGAAAAACAGCCAGACGATTTATTACAAGATTTAGAACTGATGGGACTTTAGAGATACAATTCGGAGCGGGCATATCTGCTGATTTGGATGAAGAAATAATACCTAATCCAGATAATGTAGGTTCCGGACTACCAAGTTTACAGTTAATGTATGACTTTCCTATAGATCCATCAAACTTTATGTATACTAAAAGTTATGGATTAGCACCAGCTAATACAGTATTAACAGTTAGGTATACTACAGGTGGTGGGATAGAATCCAACGTACCAGCTTTTGATTTAGATCAGATCATAGAATTAAATTTTGATATAAACGATTCTGGACTAAATGCAAATTTAGTAAATCAACTTAAGGCGTCGGTTGCTTGTACTAATCCAAATCCTGCATCAGGAGGTAAAGATGGTGAATCAGAAGATGATGTTAGAAATAATACATTAGCATTTTTTGCCGCACAAAGTAGAGCAGTTACCGATCAAGATTATATAATTAGAGCATATTCTATGCCTCCGAAATTTGGAGCTATATCAAAAGCTTATGTTATACAAGATGTGCAGGTTAATCAACAGACAAATCAAGCAGTTGCCAATCCATTAGCATTAAATTTATATACTTTAGGATACAATTCAGATGGTACATTAACAGTACTTAATAACGCAGTTAAAGAAAACTTAAAGAATTATTTAACGCCATATAGAATGTTAACAGATGCAATCAATATTACAGATGCATTCATTATTAATTTCGGTATAGAATTTGATATAATAACTTTACCGGAATTTAATTCTAACGAAGTATTGATAAAATGTATTGATACATTAAAACAATATTTTGATATTAAAAAATGGCAAATAAATCAACCTATTATTATATCAAAAATATATACTTTATTAGATAGAGTGGATGGTGTACAAACTGTACCTAGAGTATCAATAAATAATATAGCAAATAAAGAATTAGGATATTCAGAAAATATTTATCCTATGTCTACACAAGATGGGGGTAGTACTAGAAATGGTGTGATCTATCCATCAATGGACCCTAGTATCTTCGAAATAAAATATCCAAATAACGACATAAAAGGTCGTGTAATAAGCCTATAATATTATGATAATAGCATTGACCCCATATAAAGACGCTACAATATACGAAGATTATCCGAATAAGAACACCGGATTAGATGAGATATTAGAACTACAAAAGGTTGCATATAGCACAGGTAGCTATGCAGAATCTAGAGCGTTAATATACTTTAACCAATCAGAAATTTTAGAGACTTTAGATTATGTATCTAATCACACAGCAAGTAATGCAACTTGGTCAGCGTCATTAAAACTAAATACAGTACAAACATCACAGGTACCGTTAGAATATTCAATTGTTGTTGGAGCAATATCAGATTCTTGGACCAACGGAACAGGAAAATTTGCTGATGCAGAATTATCAGGAGGGGCTACCTGGACATATAGAGCAGGAGAAGTAGGTACAGTATGGGCAACAGGTAGTTTTCCAATAGGCACTACAGGTTCATATTATTCCAATCCTGGTGGAGGAACTTGGTATACAGCATCGCAAGCAACACAATCATTTACATTTAAGGAAGATAATGATGTGAATGTAAATGTATCATCAATAGTAGAAGATTGGGAAGCATCGAATTATCTTAATAATGGATTTATAGTACGATTAGGAAATATACTATCACCAGAAGTATTACCAGGTACAAATCTGCAATTCTATAGTTCAGATACACATACTGTATATAGTCCGCAATTATTTATACAATGGGACAATGTAACTCAATTTAATTCTGGATCATTACCTGCTATATCTATTAACGATCAACCTATTATATATTTAGATGGATTTAAGGGAGAATATACAACCGATTCAATAGTTAGAGTATTCGTTAAGTCAAGACCGATGTATCCAAAAAGAACATTTAGTCAGAATCCTTCATATGGTACTGTATATGCGTTACCTACACAATCATATTATAGAATACTTGATGGTCATACTAATGAAGTTATTGTTGACTATAGCGAGTATACAAAATTAGCATGTAACACAGCAGGAAACTATTTCGATTTTTCTACATCAGTATTATATCCTGAACGATTCTATAAGTTTCAATTTAAGTCGATAATATCGAGTAGTACAGTATATTTTATAGACGAATATTTATTTAAAATAGTTAACTAATGAGTTTCAAAAATTATAGAAAATTAGGGTTTGCAGTTACCGAAAGTGACACTGCAGTGCCTAGAAATGATTTAGGGTATCTAATATTAGATAAAAATAATAATCCACAGTCTATATCAATTCCTATAGTTACACAGCTATTTGAATTTGGTAAGTACAGAGAGGTAGTTGATATTGAATTTCTAGAATTATTTCCACCTATACTTACCCCACCTGTAGATGTTGCTGCATTACTAGCACAGATTACTGCATTAAACGCTGCACTAAGTGCTAGTTTATTAGTTCAAGTAGAACCTACACCTGTAGAATTTGATTTGTGGAGAACTAGAAAAACATTTAAACGAATTGTCGACAAACCTGTAAACCCATATGGTGCAGGTACCGACGCGTGGACATCTGAACAACAATGGGCAGATTTTAATTCGGTTATACAATTAATTTTCGGACCATCACTTACGCCTGAATTACAAACATTAATATCTGAATATAGAGCTGAAGTAGCGTTAATAACTGCTACCATAGGCGACGCACCGCAGCCTGGCGGATTGTTTAGTGGTGGTGTAAATTTTGGTGTACAAGTACCATTAACATCTGTAGATGATGCAATACAACCACAACAATCACCGCAACCACTTACATATACTGACATTAGTGCTATAGGGCAGTTTATTAATGATGAGAATATTGGAGATGTAGATACATTCTCACCATTATTGAATCAATCGACAATGACTTTCCTACAAAATACAAACAGATCTTTAATATTAGATGTGAAGGATAGTCAAATAAATGCGTTAGTGTGGGGGGATATACCATGGCCATATTATACATATATCAATCCAATTTCAAATCGACCATTTGTCACATCAATGAGCGAATTTAGACATCATTGTAAAAAGATAGTATATTGGCTAACTATACCACAAATGATGAATATCGATAATGTTGCTACAATTAATGCTATCATAGGGAATACTTCTTGGCGTGTACTGAATAATACAGCAACACAGGCTGATCTAGTAGCGTTATATGAAACTATAGGTAGATTAGAAAATACACCATTAAAAGATAGTAATGGTGATACAATAGCACCAGTAGGAGCAACCGGATATTTCGTTAATATAAGATAAATCTATGTCACAACTTAAATTTTTTGCTTTAGATTCAACAGGACAGCCAAAACTAACGCAGTCAGGATCAAAGGCAGCAACAATAATACGACAATTAAATCAAGCTATTATAGATAATAGGGATTATTCATTTGGATGGTTTAAAGGGCTAAATGTCGAAACAACCGATGCTAACGCATACGAATTTGCGGATGAATTACGAGAATATGCAAAATTTAATGCAAAAAAATCTATATGGGATAACACATTAGCTACAGGCAATTATTTTAAATGGGACTATTATGCTCAAGAATCAAGAGCTACTGCATCACTTAACATAGTAGATACCGAGTTTATTAATGACAGAGCATTCCAAATAAAATCATCAGAACAAAATGGTGATTCTAATTTTATTGAATATTATGGTAGATATCGACCGGAACTTTTTGAGATATATGATGTGTATTATACCGTAGTTCCTACTGCAGGAATAATAATATTACCACCACCATATGATACTTTAAATAGAGAGCATGTATTAGCATGGTTCAAAGGAGTAAATTTAGCACCAACAACAGCTGCTCTAGATAGATATAGAGAAAGAATAAAAAACTATTTAACAGATCCAAGGGTTCAGCCCGATATTAAAATTGATGTTGGGATATTTATATCTAAATAACGGTAATGTCATTTTCCTTCATAAACAGCGATAGTTTAATACAAGTACAGAATTTACCAGATACTGGTAAGTACTATGATGATAGAATAATAGATCTAATACCATCATCATATTATGATATACTTACATTACCGAACTCATCAATAAATTTAGAATTACACGCATACGATTTAGTCGGTAATTATTTAACTGGAACTAGTTACGCCAATACTAACTATTGGGGGTATAGTAGTAATGTAGCAGCGCCTAATCTAAGGTTGAATGTAGATGTAAACAGTATATTGGAAGAATTAGGCCTGCTTCGAGGGCAATATCTATTAGGTACAAATTTGTATAAACCTGAAGTAGGAAATTATAATACATCATCGTTTTACATAAAAGAAATATCAACAACTAGAAGAGAATTACGATTATATCCTGTTAATGACGATAGTACACAATTTCAAACAGAGTATACTAACTTTATAGATAGTTGGAATAGTAACTTTCTGTATTGTATAGATGATTCAGTTAGAAGATATGAACATTATCAACAAAACTTTTATTTCGACAATAACGCAGTATCGTTTGCATCATATACATCATCATTAGCTACGCCATTGGCAGTCTATACAAATACAACATCCAGTGCGTTCGATCAATATATATTAGGCATAAATAACGATACTAATTGGTACACAAATGGCGCGGCAAATAGCAACACTATAACCATCGGCGGGACGATTGCTACTGGGTTAACTGTTGCACCATCACAACAGTATTTAGATGCATTTGCATCAAAAGCAGCAATAACCGCATTATGGTTTAAGTCAGCTGATATTGAAATAACACCTGATACTATACAAAGATTTGAATTCGAAATTAAAGAATATATAAATACATTTGCATCTACAGTAACTGTACAACAGATAAAAAGTATATATGATAGTATACTAACAAAAGAATTTTGGAGAAAGGATTCGAATGGTACACCGATATATGTAGGACAAACATACTTTAACACGATACGAACGGCACTACCATCTTTTCCTGGGTTACCCCCGTTACCGGCACCACCATCAACATTCGCTAAGGCAGGATATTCATTACAACCGTTTAATGTATATAATGATAAATTAGTATTAAATTTTGGTAACAATAATTTAGCTAAAATAATCAATATAGCTAAAGAAGACCCATATGCTATTATTGTAAAATTGTCACAACCATTAGATTTACAATTTCAAGAATATGATAGATTATGGATAGCTACCGAACTTATAGAACCATTAATAGATAAAATCTTATTAATCAATCTAATAGTTCAACAGCTAGGTAACAATCTACGTGGTCCTAATTTTGATATTGATATAGAAGAGGCGCAAAGTATAGCAACATCATTACAATCTTGGAATGATTTATTATCGGCAAATGTTGCAACAAATCAACAGATAATAAATAAGTATTTTAGTTCTAGTATAGATGGGATAGTATTAAATATAGATTATACAGACTTTAAAAACTTTATACATTTTAGTTCTGCTGAAGAACGAGTATCTAATTTTAAGTATAAACTAGAATTAATAGAATATTATACTAATAGAATTAATGTACTAAATAGTTCTACAGGTTCACTTCTAGATATAAATGTATTGGAGTCTGAAAGTAATAGAAATAAAATTATTTCAGGATTTGATGATTTTGAAAAATATTTATTCTATCAAACAAATGACACATATCAATTATATACATTTGAGACAGGATCAATTCTACCATGGCCTAAACAAAATGTAGCCAACTCGTATATATCATACGAAAATCAAGTATCGACAACTAGTTCAATAGCTGAAACATATTTTAGTGATTTATTACAACAGGCACAGACATATGACTCATATAATTTACATAGCTTAAGAAAGACTATTCCTGTACATTTACAAGATGACCAATTTAATGCTGATTATATCTTATTTGTAGATATGATTGGTCATTACTATGATATTATTTGGTCATACATTAATGATATGACTAAAATCAATACTAGATTAGAAAATCCTAGAGATGGTGTATCTAATGATTTAATATATGGAATAGCTAAATCATTAGGATTAGATGTATATAATGGTAGAAACATACAAGAACTTTGGAAATATTCATTAGGTGTTGATACAAGCGGTAGTTATATACAAACAGGTAGTATTCAATCATTATCATATGAGCAAGGCACAAAAGAAGTATGGAGAAGAGTAATTAATAACTTACCATATCTTTATAAGACAAAGGGAACTGCAAGAAGTATTAAAGCATTATTATCTTGTTATGGAATTCCTACTAGTATATTGAATATACGAGAATATGGTGGTGTCGCTTCTGATGAAAACGATTTATTTCCTTATTGGGTGCATGATATATTTACATATGCACATAAAGCTACAGGTGATGATTCAAATTATGTCATAACACCATGGCAAGCATTCACAAAAGTTACAAAAGACCTCCCGGCCGGATATCAAACTAGTAGTTTAGTACTACCTCCAACATCAACCGGAACAAGTACAGGACCGACAACTACTACAATACCTACATTAGGTATACAAACAGGAACATCATCGACTATAAATTCACCAAGATCAAGCACGATAGTTAATAGAAGTACTGATACACAATCGACACAATACCCGGATGCTATAGAGTTTAGATTTAGAACTGACGACAATTTTACATATGCATATAATCAAGAATATTCATTATTAAGATTGAATTCAGTTAATTATCAGTTCACAGGAGAAACTTGGTCACAGATACAAACACAATGGAATCAAACAAATGTAATATGGGCATATGCAAGTGCATCATTAGCAGTAGCTAATCCATTCTTTGAAGTTACATTAAAACGTACAACAGATAAACAAGGAACATTGACATTATATATGTCAGGTAGTAATGGGTTTCTATCCGCGTCTATTGAGGATGTATATTTATTTAATAATGATTGGATAACTGCTGCAGTACAACGAGGCATATCTACAGATGTGACATCGTCTAACAATCAATCTTATACATTAAAATACCAAAGAGGGTATTACGGAAAGATAGTACAATCAGGTAGCGCAGCGATAGATTTAAGCACAGTATCAACAAGCGGCTCATATAATGCAAACTGGACTTCTGGTAGTTATATTGCATTTGGGCAAGGTGGATTGAATACTGCTATATCCGGTAATTATTCTAATAAGTTTAATGGATTTTATCAAGAATTAAGATATTGGTATGGTACGTTGAGTGATTATGCTATTAGCAATCATACTTTATCACCCAATTCATATAATGGTAATGAACATTTTTCTGCGTATTACGATTTAGTATTTAGAACATCATTATCAAGAAAAGATTTGGTGGTAAATGGTACATTTGGATACCAACAACAGTTATCACATCACCCTAATCAAAATATAAACACCGGCTCATCTGCAATATTCGTTAATAGAGTGGGCGTAAATAGTGTACCTTTTGAAGGAGTAGAGGATGCATATTACACACTTTATGCAGATTTAACTTCAAAAGTAATATCAAGCGAAAAGATTAGAATACAATCACAATCGTTAAATGGTACAGCACTACAAACAGATAAGAGAGTGACTATATCATCATTAGATAAAAATTCTAATGATTCAAATAAATTAGGTATATTCTTTTCTCCACAGGCAGGAATTAATGAAGATATCGTAAACCATATGGGGTATATATCTTTAGATGATTATATAGGTGACCCTAGATATGCGTATGAGTATAATTATAAAACGTTAGTAGACTTATCTTCAGAATATTGGAAAAAGTATAATAATAAAAATGACTTTGAAGCATATTTTAGAGCACTACAAATATACGATTTATCAATATTCAGACAGATTAAAAAGTTTGTACCTGCAAGAGCTAATCTGATATCTGGTATATTAGTAGAACCAAACTTATTAGAAAGAAGTAAAGCTAGAATAGTAAGAAATATAGTTCTTGAAGAAGCATCAGTATTTAAACCAACTGCAGGTCGTAGTACATATGCCGAAACAGGAACAACCTTGTCTGCAATAAATAACCCATTACCTGCAGGTGGCGCTAACATATTTGCGGCACAGCTAATGACAGGAACTGTAGCCGATAATGCACAAGGTACAGCACCTACCCCAGTTGCCTCTCCTATAGGTACACAGACAGTTATTGGTGGCCAATATATATTACCTACAACATCAACAAATATAGTTACCGGTGTTGTAATGGATACAACAACCAACACATCATTGTCGGACGGATTTATTACGGGAACTAAATTGGTTAGTGCAGGCATTAATATACCAAGTTTAGACACTGTAGATGGTGGTCCGGTAGTGTCAGTAATACAAGCAAATAGTACACAGATATTTACACAACCTTTAGGGACAACCGGAAATTTAGAAATTAGATAATAAAATCAGAAAAAAATATATTTATTAATAAAATAGAAATAATATGGGATTCTTAGATAACACCACAGTAACCGTAGATGCGATTTTAACTAAAAAAGGAAGAGAGTTATTGTCAGCAGGTTCACAAGATTTTAACATTACAAAATTTGCATTATCTGACGATGAGGTAGATTATACATTGTGGAATCCAGATCATCCAAATGGTAGCGATTACTATGGCACAGTAATACAAAATATGCCATTATTAGAAGCTACGAGCGATGAAACGCAAGTAATGAAATATAAATTAATTACATTACCTATAACAAGTCAGTATATACCAGTAATTCAAGTTACAAATTCATCATATGTATATTCTACAGCCACAGGCCAAGTGGATATTATACAGCCTAGAACAACCGCAGGTGGGTCAACAGGTACTAATTTAGGTTCGTTAAACGCTACAGCAGGGTATACAGCAATATTATCAGATGGTGAGTTCTTTAATTTAGCAATTAATACACCAGTATCAAACACAGCTACTGTACCGCAATTTATAGGCGATATACAAACAAATAGAAGCGTATCTGTAGTTGGGCTATCATTTGGAATTAGTCCTAAACGCCAACCATCAGCCGCTGAAGGAGATAAAACTGCTATATTAACTTTAATTGGTAATGAAACCGGTGGTTTAGTAACTATTAATTTGACAATACAAGCATCAACAATATAAAATAAAAACATATGAGCATATTTTCAACATTTCAGTCAAACGACATACGATCTAATATTATAAGAGTAATATCTAACGGTATATGGTCAAATAATACTCCCGATTTAAGTACATTCTTCACATCATCTGCACAGACAGATACACAGAAGAAATATTTTTATCAAGTATGGAACGCAAGTCCAGCAGCCTCAGGTTCTGAACAACAATTTTCGGTAGCATATGGTAATCGTTTTGGTAGTGGTAGCAATCAATCACAATCATCTGTTGATGATCCAACAAAAGCGATATATTCGCAAATGAAGGTAACTGTATTAGAGCCTGGAGATAATATATTTACATTTAATAGTGGTAGTACAACACAAGATTCAGATCAAATATATGTACTTACAATAGATAGAGCTAGAATTAAAGATAGCCTAGACCCAGGTGGTTGGGAACTTTATTTAGCGACATTAAGCGGATCCGCAGTAGCTAACAATGTACATACAGGATCTAACGTAAAAGTTAAAGGAGATAACTCGGTAGTGTCGTTAATCGATGATAGCGAAGTTACAACAACAAGGGTTGATATATCAAATTCATTAAAACGATATAATATAATAAGTGGGTCATTAGTAGGAGGAGCATATACAGATGGTGGTGGAAATTATCATTACTACGGATTTGTATATCCACAATTAGGACTAATGGTATTTAATGGATTAGCACTAAATCAATATGTCGCATTTAATTCAGTATCAGGAAGTATAGCAGGTGATAATGCATTCAAATTATTTACATCAATATCCGGTGCAGCAGCAATAAATTCTACTTATGATTTTTCTGCAGTAAATAATCAAAAAACTATTTCTAGTAATTACTTTGTACGAGTTGGAAATTCTGATTATAACTTTAGTAATAATCCAACATTTATATCTGGCGCCAATGGCCAAATATTACAACCATTTATAAATGACCCACAAACATTCGTTACTACAGTTGGATTATATAATAATAATAATGAGTTATTAGCAGTAGCAAAAGTTTCTAGACCGTTATTGAAAAATGCAGAATCTGAATTACTTGTTAAGGTAAGAATCGACTATTAAAATTGACATAACATATGGCTAATTATGGTGTTTTTAAAGCTATACCCCCATATGATTTTACTCGTACAACGTTTAGAACATATAAGCAGTGGCAATTAACAAAGCAAAACTTTCTATCTGCCAGTTATGCCACAGACGACCATATATCGGTATATTCATATTTTGAGCCTAACATAAATTTATATCCTGGCGGTATAGTGCCGTATAGTGCATCATTAGGGTCTACAGACCCCATTAATACTAGTACTAGTAATGGATTTATAAGTCCACAACTTAATAATTCTGCAGTATATTATTTATTACGACATCAGTATTACACAAATCCATATACAAATAACTCTTTTGGTAACACAGACCCTGAATATGCAATTAAAAACTTGTACGAATCAGGTTCCGTAATATCAATACCACAACGATATTATGGTGAAGAAGTAAAGCCTGGATCTGTGTTTATAGATATAGATGGTATAAACGTATCAGGTACAGGTAGCATTCAATTAAATATTATTGATGATAAACAAGGAAATCTAGTAGACACTAAATATTCTAGTTCAGTTGCATTAGAATCTAGAAAATTATATTTAGGATTTAATCAAAGTAATTATTCGATAAATAATACATACACAACACAATGGTTAACTGCACCGGTTGGCACATATGATATACCATTTAGTAATTTTTCGGTATCATATAGAAATCTTAGAATAGTAGATTCTGACATAATAGACGTTTATTATACAGGAATAAGTGGGTCTGTTGGCAGAGCAGCAAAATTTGATGGTGCCCGGGATTCATATTTAAGAATAAAAGAGAATAATGGATCAACACAATTGTCACCAGAAAAAGACGACGATTTTAGTATATCTGTATGGGCATTTATTGACAGTCCAGGTCCAGGTGTATTTAGTTCTGATGACCCATATTCTTATATTGTATCTAAAAGAAAATTAGGAGAGCGAGTAGTAGCAACTCCAGGGGCAACAGCAACATCGGTAGTTACGGTTAATTCAGATTATCCATATAATACTAATAAATTTCCATTTGAACTTAGAATAGCTGCACAAAATGTAACTATGCTACCAATATCAACGAATGTGGCTACTACATTAGAGGCAAGACGGTCAGATGGAATAAATACTACTATTTTAAGTGCATCTATACAAACAGGAGTTAGTCAGTCTATATACAGAGATAATCAAATTAGAAACGCATATCATATTATATATCAAAAAACCGGATCTAATTTAGAACTATATATAGACGGTACCTTAATAGACTCAAAACCAGATACTGTAGAATTTAACTTTAATAATAAATGCGACCTATTTATAGGTAGTTTGGATACGCAATTGATAGGCAGTACAACTCCAGCATTAAAACATGGGTTAGCCGGTACAATAGATGAGTTTCAATTTTTTAGACGAGCATTAACACAAGAAGAAATAACCATTTTAAGTGCACCACAACACGCAGTTAATTCTAATGTTATAGGAAATGTGTTTTATGATCACGGAATAATAAATATATCAGATACTAGACCTAAATATAAAGACTTATCAAAAAATATAGCAAGTTGGAATACAATATCTGGCTCGCAACCAGGAGGACCTGGAGCGTTTAATAAGTTTAACCTTTGGTATAAATCTACACAACCAATAGAAGAGGTAGAAGTTCTATGCAGAATTAGAGAGGATGAATTTACATTCACATCAAACCCTACTATATTGGAAGATTATAGAAGTCAAAAGGTAGCAGGTTTTGTTACAAGTTCATATTTTAAACCATATATCACAACAATTGGATTATATAATGATAGCGGCTCATTAGTAGCAACAGGAAAATTAGCAAGTCCTATATCTAAAATATTAGACGCAGACTTAAATTTTCTAGTTAGATTTGATATTTAAAAATAAAATGTTATGGCACGAAAAAAGATGTCACAAAAATTCGTAGCAAAAAAATACGGATTTCGTTCAGGTTTGGAATTAGAAATATCCGACCAATTACAAAAGAAAAATATAATCTTTGAATATGAAAAAAAGAAGATTGATTATGTAGTCCCGGCTCGTAAGGCAAAATATACTCCAGACTTTGTTTTAGCAAATGGTATTATTATCGAAACCAAAGGTAGATTTTTAGCTGACGATAGAAAGAAGCAATTGTTAGTTAAAGAACAAAACCCTGAACTAGATATTCGATTTGTATTCTCTAGTTCGAAAGCTAAATTATCAAAAGCTAGTAAAACAACTTATGCCGATTGGTGTATAAAGAACGGATTCAAATATGCTGATAAAACTATTCCTGAGGAATGGTTATATTAGGATAAATGAAAAAAGTTTTTTATATTACTGTGGGATGGAAAGATTGTTAGAATTATTAGATAATATTTTAGGTAAAGGTAAACCAACAAATAAAGGTAACTATGCATACCATTGTCCGTTTTGTAATCATCAAAAACGCAAATTAGAAATACAGATTACTTCTACCGATGATGGTGAAAATCATTGGCATTGTTGGACATGTAATGCCTCAGGTAAAAAATTAGTAAATCTATTCAAAAGATTACAGCAACCTAGAGAGGTAATTGCCGAACTATTATCATTACTAAAATTACCTAATTACTATAAAGATAATAATGCTGTAGTAAAGGCATCAATACTAAGGTTGCCGGATGAGTTTATACCATTATGGAGAAACTCTGGAACAATAGAACAGAAGAATGCTTTAAACTATCTTACTAATTATAGAAATACATCATTATCAGAAATGATAAAGTATAATATCGGGTATTGCGAAAGGGGTAAGTATTCTAAAATGATTATAGTACCTAGTTATGATTCTAATGGTAACTTAAACTATTTTGTTGGTAGATCATATTATAAAACAGATGGATTTAAACATAAAAATCCAGATGTATCAAAAGATATAGTAGGATTTGAGCTATTTATAAATTGGGACTATCCTATTGTATTAGTTGAGGGTAGTTTTGATGCGATAGCTGTAAGAAGAAATGCTATACCATTATTTGGAAAGACAATATCAGAAAATCTTAGAAAAAAGATAATAGAAAATAAGGTTAAAGAAATATACATTTGTTTAGATAAGGATGCTCAAAAACAAGCGATAGAGCATGCAGAAGAATTTATGTCGAATGGAATAAATGTATATTTTGTTGATTTAGCACAAAAAGATCCTGCTGAAATAGGATTTGAAAAAATGATACAAATAATTAAAGACACTCCTCCGTTAACATTTAGTAAGTTAATAGAATATAAGTTAGATTTATGATAACAAAAGTACAAAGTAAATTAAATGAAATAGATAAAATCTTTCACATATCTGACGTACACATTCGAAACTTAAAAAGACATGAAGAATATAATCAAGTATTTGATAGATTGTATGCATATATAGAAAAGAATAAAACGCCTAATAGCGTAATATTCTTAGGTGGTGATATAGTACATGCTAAAACTGATATGACGCCAGAATTAGTACAAATGGTACAAAAGTTTTTGAAGGCTTGTGCAGATATCTGCACTACTATTCTAATTACCGGAAATCATGATTGTAATCTGAATAATAAAAATAGATTAGATGCATTAGATCCTATTGTAAATGCAATCAACCATACAGAATTAATCTATCTAAAAGAAAGCGGCGTATATCATATAGCTAATATACATTTTACAGTTATGTCTGTATTTGATAGGCCTGTTAACTTTATAAAAGCAAATGAATTCGAAGCTGATTATAAAATAGCATTACATCACGGCGCAGTAGACACATCAGTTACAGACACTGGACATAAGCTGTCAAACATACATGTACCAGTAAATATGTTTGATGGTTATGATTTAACATTATTAGGTGACATACATGTACCTGCGCAGTATCTTAATAAAGAAAACACTATAGCATACCCGGGCAGCACAATACAACAAAATTATTCAGAATCATTGAATCATGGGATTCTAGTATGGGACGTTAAGACCAAAAAATCAGAGTTTGTAGTTATCCCAAATGATTATGGATTCTATACTTTAGATATAGTTGATGGTAAATATATATTACCTAATGATTTACCAAAAAACTTAAGATTACGTTTACGAGTTCAAAATACTAATACTGCTGATATTAAGACTATATTAGCCGATATTAAAACCCTGTACAACGTCTTAGAGACCCCTATACAAAAGATTAATACGAATAGGGGGCATAGTATATCTAACATAAACAAGGTTAATATAGGGGATGTTAGGGATATAGAATTTCAAAACCAATTATTATCAGATTATTTAAAACAAACTAAAAATACAGATGATATTATAATTGATGGTGTAAAACATGTTAATAGAAAATGTAATAGCTTATTACATAAATTAGAAACCAATAAAAACACAGTTTGGATACCAAAACGATTTACCTTTTCTAATATGTTTAGTTATGGTGAAAATAATGTAATTGACTTTTCACAGTTAAAAGGATTATATGGCATATTTGCGCCTAATGCAGCAGGTAAATCTACATTATTTGAATCGTTAGCTTTCTGTATATTTGATAAATGTAATAGAACATCTAGAGCAGAACAGATACTAAATAGTAAATGTAAAAACTTTTCTAGTAGATTTGAATTTACTATAGATAATGATACATATGTAATAGAACGAAATGGTAAAACAATTCGAGAACATATTAGAGTAGAAGTAAACTTTTACCAGTTACTAGAATCAGGCGAACAAAAGTCATTAAATGGTAAAGAACGAAGTGATACAAATAAAGTAATCCGTACTTACTTAGGAACATATGAAGATTTCGTATTAACAGCATTATCAGTACAGAATAACAATACTGGATTTATAGATATGGGACAAAGAGAACGAAAAGAACTATTAGCTCAATTTCTAGATTCAGATATATTTGAACATTTATATAAAATAGCCAATGAAGAAAGTAAAGATATATCAACTATAATAAAAGATCTAAGCAAAAAAGATTTAGATGGTCAATTAGCCATAATTAATGTAGATCTAGAAAAAGCTGAAGATCAATTAGCAGACTTAAATGTTAATAAGATAGAAAAGGATAATGAAATTCATCAAGTTTTCGAGGAGATAAACACGTTATCAGAATCGTTAATACCATTAACCATAACAAATACTGATATTAATAGATTATTGATAGATCAATCAAATATAAAAGTTAAAATAGTAGATACTCATACAAATATTAACAATATAAATAAAGAAATACAGGAACTACAAAATCAAATAGATTCTAATAAGGCTAAATTACAATTGGTAAACTTAGATGAAATTAATTCGTATATAGCTTCTAAAGATTCTATACAAAAACAATTAACGCAGATTCAAAGAGATGAAAAGAAAGTTGAGGTAGACATTCAACATAAGGAGGCGAAAATGTCTAAATTAGATAAACTGGAGTATGACCAAAATTGTAACTATTGTATGAACAATATTTTTGTCAAAGATGCTATAGACACTAAACAGTCACTATCTTCAGATTATCAATTAAGAGATACATTATTAAAATCAATAGCAGAACTTAATGATAAGCTACAAACAATAAATGAGTTTGAGAAAAAGAAAAAAGCGTATGATTTTATTGTAGATTCTATAAAACGAACGGAGTCTACAAAATTACAAACAGAGAATAAAAAATTAAAGTTTGATAATGATTTGATACAGTATCAAACAAAACTACAATCTATATTAAACGATATTCAATTGTATGAACAGCATAAGGAGTCTATATCTAAAAATAATGAAATTAATACCGCAGTAGCCCAAAAACGAGTTAGTTTATCTAAACTTAAGTCGGATATACAAAATATAGATAAGGCTCTTAATGAGTGTCTTTTCACAAAATCAAATAATATAAGTAAGAGAGAATTTATACTTAACGAATTAAGTAGATTGTCTGAATTACAAAAGGAATATTCATATTATCAACTATATATGGATTCATTTTCTAGAGATGGTGTGCCGTATCAACTAATAGCAAAGGCACTACCTAAAATAGAATTGGAAGTTAATAATATTTTAACACAAGTAGTAGATTATCAGGTACATTTGAATACAGATGGAAAAAATATAAACGCATTTATAGTATACGATTCTGAAAAGTTTTGGCCATTAGAACTGGCATCTGGAATGGAAAAGTTTGTTGCGTCATTAGCCATTAGGACAGCATTGATTAATATATCTAGTTTACCTAGACCTGTATTTTTAGTTATAGATGAAGGTCTAGGAAATTTAGATGCTGAGAACTTAAATAATATGTATGTGTTATTTGATTATCTAAAAACTCAGTTTGAGTATATAATTGTAATATCACATATAGAATCTATTAGAGATATGGTTGATTCTGTTATTGAAATAACTAAAGTTAACGAACAATCATCAATAACGTATGAATAGATAATTATTGATATATGATTCGTAAGTACGCTGATAGAAAATATTTAGAAAATATACCGGTATTGATAGAAGACACATCAGAGTCTTCATTAAATTACTTTAATGTTATAACATGCCCTAAGGTATTTCAAGCTGGTAAAAACTTAATACGACTACAAGGATCGCAGAATTTATTAGTGAATACACCTGTATTAGTTGAGATACTAGATTTTAATAATAATCCAATTTATTATGAAATACCTAATATAGTAGAAGAGGATGGGTCAAGAATAATATCAGTTTGGATATATCCAGATACTCCTCCTGGTAATACAAAAATAACAATTGTAGGTATTGCTCGAATAGATCAATCAGGAAATCAACTGTCCGAAAAAGATATAAGTGCTTATAATATTAGATGGACAAAAAAGTTATCAACTAATACAAATACAAAAAACTCTTCTGAAATTATATTTCAATCAGAACCGATAGTATCAATTACAGAAGCAAAAAGTGCAGTATTTACTAAGAGTTATATAAGTGGATCTAGCTTTGCAACCGCATCATTTACAAATCTGCAGTATAAATTTAGTAACAATACAGCAATTCTAGAATCAATTTCAGGATCAACAGCAACTTGGTCAGGAAGTAATGTATCAGCTCTATTAGGTGGCAAATTAGTAGTATATCCGAACAATATAATTAATACAACACCGCTACCGACATTTACATTATATACAGAATCATTTCAATCATCAACTGGAGAAAGAATAACTAGTCCTGAAATAATACCATATACAGCATTTTTAGATAAAATAATAGGTAATTATGCTATTTTATCAACTCCATATAAAGTACAAGGTCAACTTGGTAAACATATTTATGATAATGCGTTATTAGTATCCGGAACTATAGAATATTATCAATTCCCTACAATAACACCAGTTACAGCATCACAATTAATTGGGGGTGGTGATGTGACTAGTTCAATAGGAGTGTTATCTATAAAGAATATAGATAATATAACAGGTGATGTAAATAGAATAAATGTATATGCGAGAAAGTCTAGCACTCCAAGCACAGTCAGACCGTTTCGAGGATATGATACACCTGCGTCATATATTAAAATAGCAGATACCGTAGTACAACCTAGAGAAGTATTAATGGCTCCTAATTTACCAATATTAGATATACCAATAAGTTACTTAGTAAACTATTGGACAGGCTCTAAAAGCCAAGGAATGGAAAATAGTATACACTTTGCTATAGAGTCTGTAGTAGTTCCACTAACAAACGCAATTGCACCAGATAAAACACCCACCGGAGCAAATATAGATTCATTTGCAAATAATAAATACTTTATAATAGAAACCAAAGATTATTATAATCTACAAAAGGATACTATATATCAATTACAAATTGATGCAGCGGTTGAAGATATTACAGGATATGATGCAGGCCTTGGATATCAATTAGTAGATATAGTATTATCCGGAAGTGCTTGTGTTGATACTCATCTAAATCTATCAAATGTAAAATATATAGGTAGCATAAAAAACACAGATGGATATTTATATTTAGATCAAACGTTTGATTTTACTGTACCATTTAATGGTGACGCAAAATTAATGTTTTTACTCAGGTCAGGTAAATGGTATTTTTCTGATATAAGTATTAAACCTAAACAAGATTTAGGATTTACACCAAACACATTAGAAGTGTTAGTTCCTATCGAGGGACAGTATGTATCTGATAAGTATGACTTAAAGATTGAATATGTTGATTATTTAGGTAATAGATCAAAAACGGTAAGTGAAGTAAAAGAATTTAATATTGGAGCGACACCATTAATTCTAAATCAGGTATTTGCTGATACTGTTGTATCTAATACACAATATGCATCAGCGTCTATAGTCACTGGGTCGTTACAAGTTACAGGGTCAGTATATTATCAAAATAGAAAACAGTATAATTTCGGACAGTTTTATGATACTACTACACAAAGTGGATCTAGAAATACTCCGTATGCAATGAAACTTAATACAACAGATATTTCTGAAGGGGTTAGTATTACAAATAATGGTTCTGGATTACCAACCAGAATAACAGTAGCTAATACAGGATATTATAATCTTCAATTTTCATCGCAATTATATAATACTAACAATTCAAATTTACTTTTTACTATTTGGTTTAGAAAAAATGGTACTGATGTGACCAATTCAGCAACTAATGTTGAGGTTGTTAAGGGATCTGGAGTAAATGGACAACTAGTTGCGGCGTGGAACTATTTAACATATTTAACATCTAGTCAGTATGTAGAAATTATGTGGTCATATGATGATGGTGGGAATACTGGACAACTATTATATTTACCATCGAGTAGTTTAGTACCATTTCCTGCAGTACCATCCGTAATAGCAACTATGACACAGGTAGCATAGAATACTAAATTTACATATATTTATACAAAAGATAACTAATGAGCTTTAATCTTACTAACCAATACATATCTCAATCATTTCACAACCTAGTACAAATAAGTGGATCTACAATATTGGTTGATGGCCTAGGAAATTTCGTATATGATTTAGATACAATCAAAACCGGATCATTTACAGGATCATTTGTAGGAGACGGTAGCGGATTATCAAACGTCGGAGTAGGAAGTGGACTTTTAACAACAGCATCTTTTAACTCGTATACAGGATCTAATGCATCTCGATTTGCAGGAACTGCTTCATTTGCATCAACAGCATCATTTACTCCTAATGCTTTAATAACAGCTTCTGTAGCATCTAATATTATTACTTTTACAAAAGGAGATGGTAGTACGTTTCCCATAACAGTCAATACAGGAAGTGGAGGAGGAAGTGGATTATTAACAACTGCTTCTTTTAATTCATATACAGGTTCCAATACTTCGCAATTTGCAGGAACATCTTCATTTGCATCAACAGCATCATACGCTTTAAATGGAGGAGTAACACAAATTGTTGCTGGAACAAATGTAACTATAACTAATGGTGGAAGTGGTTCTGTAACCATAAATGCTGCAACAGGAAGTGGCAGTGGAAGTGGAACACCAGGTGGATCAAATAGAGAAATACAATTTAATAGTGGAAGTGCGTTTTCAGGCAGTGCAGCATTTAGATTTATATATACAAGTCAAAGTTTAGAACAAGGATACCAAACAACAGCATCAGGATCATATTCGCACGCAGAAGGAGGTGAAACACAAGCAATAGGAGAAGGATCACACGCTGAAGGACGCCAAACAACAGCATCAGGAGATTATTCACACGCTGAAGGAGAATATACACAAGCAATAGGATTTGTATCACACGCTGAAGGTGCAAATACAATTGCTCAAGAGCAATTCTCACACGCTGAAGGCATCCTTACACAAGCAATAGGACTTGCATCACACGCTGAAGGGTCGGAAACACAAGCAATAGGATATGCATCACACGCAGAAGGAGACAGAACAAAAACAGGAACACAAAACGCTTATTATGCTCAATCTGTAGTATCAGGTATAGTAACATTATCAAGTTCGTATGGTGATGTATCTACTGAATTTAGTGCTGATAATAGATTATATCTATATGATGATCCATTTGATAATATTTATACTAGAGCAACTTTTATCATAAGTCAATCATATTATAGCGGCTCAACAAATACAATAGTAGAATTGTATGATACAAGCGTAACAACAACAACTGCTTACGTTGGTGATATTAATTATGGAATAGAAAACTGGACAGGAGATCAAACTATACCAGGAGATTATTCACACGCAGAAGGATATGAAACACTAGCAATAGGATCATATTCACACGCAGAAGGCTATAGCACACAAGCAATAGGAAATTATTCACACGCAGAAGGAGACAGAACACAAGCAATAGGAATTGCATCACACGCAGAAGGTTATCAAACACAAGCAATAGGAGGTTATTCACACGCTGAAGGTGATGCCACACAAGCAATAGGAGATCATTCACACGCTGAAGGTAATTACGCACAAGCAATAGGATATGCATCACACGCTGAAGGACGCCAAACAAAAACAGGAACACAAAACGCTTATTATGCTCAATCAGTAGTATCAGGTTCTATAATATTATCAGGTTCTTACGGCAATGTAACTAGTTCATTTGTGGCAGATAATATATTGTATTTATATGATCAACCATTTGATGATTACTATAATAAAGCAAAATTCATAATTAGTCAATCATATTATAGTGGCTCAACAAATACAATAGTAGAATTGTATGATACTAGTATAAATACAGCAACAGCTTATGTTGGAGATTTAGGACAAGGTATATACAACTGGACCGGTGATCAAACTATACCAGGACAATATTCACACGCTGAAGGTGAATATACACTAGCACTAGGAGATTATTCACACGCTGAAGGCTCTGGTACACAAGCATCAGGAGAATTCTCACACGCTGAAGGAGAATATACACAAGCAATAGGAAGTGTCTCACACGCTGAAGGTGATGCCACACAAGCAATAGGAGGTGCATCACACGCTGAAGGGGAAGATACTCAAGCAATAGGATATGCATCACACGCAGAAGGATGGTACACAACAGCATCAGGAGATTATTCACACGCTGAAGGATTAGGAACAATAGCATCGGCTGACTTCCAACACGTACAAGGATTATATAATATCACAAGTTCAGTATCAGGAGCATTTATAGTAGGAAACGGAGTATCTAATGCAAGTAGAAGTAATTTAATTTATGCACATGATAATGTAGTAGAAATCTCAGGTTCATTATTTATAAGTGGAGCAGCACAATCAGCAGGTAATAACAACATATTAACTTACAATACAACCACAGGTTTAGTAACTTACACAGCTTCAGCTGCAATTGGTGGAGGAGGAAGTGGAACACCAGGTGGATCAGATACAGAAATTCAATTTAATAGTGGAAGTGCGTTTTCAGGCAGTGCAGCATTTAGATTTATATATACAAGTCAAAGTTTAGAACAAGGATACCAAACAACAGCATCAGGATCATATTCGCACGCAGAAGGAGACACTACACAAGCAATAGGATCATATTCACACGCAGAAGGAGAAACTACAATAGCAATAGGAAATGCATCACACGCTGAAGGAGGCCAAACAAAAACAGGAACACAAAACGCTTATTATGCTCAATCAGTAGTATCAGGTTCCATAACATTATCAGGTTCTTATGGTGATGTAACTAGTGAATTTAGTACTGATAATAGATTGTATTTATATGATGCACCTTATAATATTTATACTAGAGCAACTTTTATCATAAGTCAATCATACTACTCAAATCCAAATACAATAGTAGAATTGTATGATACAGGTATAAACACAACTACTGCATATGTTGGAGATATTAATTATGGAATATATAACTGGACAGGAGATCAAACTATACCAGGATACGCTTCACACGCTGAAGGTTGGCAAACACAAGCAATAGGACAATATTCACACGCTGAAGGATATTACACTCTAGCAATAGGAGAATATTCACACGCAGAAGGAGAATATACACAAGCAATAGGAAACTATTCACATGCAGAAGGTCGACTTACAAACTCAAAAGGACAGTATTCACACGCTGAAGGACGCCAAACAACAGCATCAGGATCATATTCACACGCTGAAGGCTATGACACACAAGCAATAGGATCATATTCACACGCTGAAGGTGGCTCCACACAAGCATCAGGATCATATTCACACGCTGAAGGTGCTAACACACAAGCAATAGGAGTTGCATCACACGCAGAAGGTAACTTCACACAAGCAAAAGGAGATCAATCACACGCAGAAGGATTGGGCACAACAGCATCAGGATCATATTCACACGCTGAAGGCACTAGTACACAAGCAATAGGAGAATATTCACACGCTGAAGGCGCTTCCACACGAGCAATAGGAGCCGGATCGCATGCTGAAGGATTAGGAACAATAGCAAACGGAGATTATCAACACGTACAAGGACAATATAATATATCATCCTCAGCTCAATCAGCTTTTATAGTAGGTAATGGAACATCTAATGCAAGTAGAAGTAATTTAGTATTTGCTTCAGGAAGTACTTTCCAAATCTCAGGTTCACTATTACTAAATGATATATTGGTACTTGCACCAAGAACAACAACACCAACACCTTCAGCAGGAATGTTAATAGTATCAGGTTCAGGAGCAAATCAACATATATACTGCTATCT